ACAGATATATACAAATAAGCATTTTGAAGAAAGCCCATATCGCCCATAGACTTGCATGGCTGTACATGATGGGTGGTGATCTCCCAGAGGCTGTCGATCACAAGAACCGTGACGCCACTGATAACAGGTGGGAGAATTTGCGCGATTCCAATGGCATGAACCAAAGGAACAGAAGCAAAAACATAAATAACAAGTCGGGCATAACTGGCGTTTGCTGGGATTCCAGAAAGTCCAAGTGGCTTGTAATGGCTGGATGTACATACCTTGGAAGGTATGATGATATAGAAGTGGCAAAGAATGTAGTAGAGAATTTTAGAATTGGAAGATTCGATCCAATGCACGGAATGATTCCTACACCATACTCAAAGGGATCTGAAAATGCTTTGGCTTAATCATTACCTTGCAGCCCAATACGAAGACGGAGCAAGAGGACCGGACAAGTACGATTGCTATGGAGTTGCGAGAGAGGTAAGACATCTGCACTGCGGAAAACGCCTACTACCATCTTTCGGATCAATCCGCAACACCCAGCCAAAAGAATTCACCCACGCTTACCAGCAAGAATCCGCCAGCATGGAAGAGTGCGCACCAGAACACGGTGCGATCGCAGCCGTCTTTCGTGGACCATTGTGCATCCATGTCGCTGTTATAATTGAACTAGAAAATGGATTACACGCGCTAGAGATTAACCCGAAGAAGGGGGCTCGACTGATGCGCGTCAGTGATTTCGAATCCCAATATCTAAGAGTGATCTACTACCGTGACAATTAGAGTATTCGGATCGAAACTAAATAACGAACCTAGTGAAGAGTTCGCGGTAGGCGGAATGACTGTGCGCGAGTGGCTGGCGAAGAATGTGCCTAGCTACTCGGATATGGATGTTCACCCGATCAGCGTATCTCTGAATGGCGATGTTATTCCGCCTGAGCAGTGGGCTATCTGTTCGTTCGCCGCGACTGATGTTGTCGATATCGTAATTGAGCCAAAAGGAACAGAACTGTTCTTCGGCGCATTGTTCCTTGTCGCGATCAAGACTCTTACCCCTAAGATTCCAAAGGTTAGCTCTACCGCTCAAAACGGCGAAGGGATTAACGAGGCATCGATTAAGGGCAACAAGGTCAAGCTTAACTCTCCAATACGAGAGATTGCAGGAACTCGCAAAGTTTACCCTGACTATCTTCTGCCTCCACGCAGATACTTTGCCGGCCCTCGTGAACAGCATGTGGAAATGCTGCTGTGTATCGGCAAAGGCGAGCATGAAGTTCCTGGCAATAAAATTCTTATTGGTGATACTCCAGCCATTTCTCTTGGCGCTGACGTAGTAATTAACACCTATCAGCCTGGAGCCGACCTATCTGGTGATCCTGCGCATCTGTGGTGGAACGACGTCACAGAGGTTGGGTCTAGCTCTAACGGCTCTTCAGGGCTTGAGCTTACCGTTTCGACTCCATTAACGAATGGTTATGTCGCAACTTCTCAAGTTTTCAGCGGTTACACGGTAACAATTCCGTCTGGTGCAGGTGCGTTTCCTGTCGATTGGACAATTGGATTGATCGTCAGGATTCTTGTCTCTTACCAATATGATTTCGTTGATGGCGGTGCTGGCGTTCGCGATATCGTGCGAGGGTTTGCGCTTGATATGCTCGCGCCAAGCGTTGGCGACACCATTGAGATTGCAGGAACAAACGCCGGCCTGTATGTGGTTAACAGCTTCACGCCATCTGTAGGCGCCACTCCAGCTCAGATGACTCTTAACTTTGATGGTGGCGCGCCTGTTACTGGGCTGACCATCGGCACGCTTCCGGCAAGTATTGCTCCTCGTGGCCAGCGGTTCCGCATCACGGTATTCAGCACGCCGCAAATTACTGTGCAGCGACTTGATTCAACTGGCGCAGTAGATACTGACTTTCCCGGTTTTACGTATCTTGAAACAGCATCTGCATCTATCACCCTTGATCCTTCAAACCTCGAGGGTGGTTATCGAGGCCCATTCGCTATGTGCCCGTTTGGCGAGCTAGCTACGGCTATCGAGTGGGATGTTTTCATGCCTAGCGGCTTGTGCGGCCTAGGCCGAGAAGGTCAGGTCTATCAGGTCAGTGCTTTTCACACATTTGAATACCGGGATATGGATATTGCAGGTGCGTGGACAGTCATTGATAAGACCCATAACGGATCGTCCTTGGACTCTCAAGGCTTCACTAATCGCGTAGATCTTCCATATCCTATGCGTCCAGAAGCCCGGATTAAGAAGCGCTTTATTCAGCAGGGAGAACGCGAAACAGAAATCAATAACGATACTGTTTGGTATGGTGCCCGCTCGCTGCTGTCTGCTCCGACGTCTTATGCCGATGTAACCGTTATGAGCGTCAATGCTCGCGGCGGAGACCGGCTTTCTGCTCAGTCCGAGGCTATGGTTTCAGTCGAGGCCACTCGCAAGCTTCCGACTCGCTCTGGCGGCGCGTGGACTGCCCCAGTTGCGACCAGAGACATCGCACCTTTCTTCGCTTACGTCGCAAAAAACGTGGGCTATACGGATGCAGACATTGACCTTGTAGAGTTAGACCGACTAGACGCCATCTGGAAGGCGCGAGGCGATCACTACGACCAAGCAACTAATACCAACGGCACAGCCAAGGGTGTAATCAATGATGCGCTGTCTTGCGGGTTTAGCGAGCTTACGGTAGATCGCGGATTGCTGCGTCCTGCGCGTGACGAGCCTAGAGCCGTATTCGAATCGATGTACACACCTCAGAACATGACTCGCGGCCTTGAGCGTGATTTCACGGCAGTTCGTCCCGATGACTATGACGGAGTTGACGTTGAATATATAGACGGAGTGTCGTGGCAGGTAGAGACGGTTGAATGCCGACTGCCAGGTGATGCAGGCACTCGCATTCAAAAGATCAAGGCGGAAGGCTGTACTAACCGCACGAAGGCATGGCGTATTGGCATGCGTCAACGCCGCGCCTTGAAGTATCGTCGCTGGGAATACAATTGGGCAACAGAGCTTGATGCGCTGAATAGTCGTTACCTGAGCTATGTGCAAGTGGCTGATGACGTTCCTGGTTATGCGCAATCGGCTTTCATGGTCGAATACAATAATGGCGTTATTGAATCATCAGAAGCTTTCGACTGGTCTGATGCTGGACCGCACTATCTGTATGTGCGCCGCGAAGACGGAACCAGTTCTGGGCCGTACATCGCAACAAAGGTGGACGACTTCCATTTGTCTATCTCCGGCTTAGATTTCCCTCCAGACACGACGCTAGATCGTGAGCCGCCTCATCTGCTATTCGGCATCGGGTACAAAGTCTTGATTACGTCGATATCTCCAAACGGAACCGACTCCGCGAACGTGGAAGCGATGACGTATGACGACAGGGTTTACGAAAGCGACAACCTGTCGCCACCATAGATCTACAAGATCTTTGCTCCCTTGCTAATGTTGTCACTGGCCCACAAAGGCTGCAAGTTAGAGCTGTGGCATAGCGCAATCATTTCCTCAATCGTTTTAGCTGACGCGAGCGGAATTATATGATCGATATGCCACAAGCCTCTATTTTCCCATGTCATACCATCAGTGAATTTTGACTCTATAAGCGCCTTAAGCTCATCCCATGAGCATCCTATTATTTCTCTGGTGCCGTGCAGCTTTCCTGAAAATCGTCCTCTCTTTATAGCGACATTTATCCTGTTTCTAACCCTGATCTTCATATCATGCAATGGATCAGTCATTCTCTTAAGCTTATCGCTCTCACTCCTTTTCTCTTTGTTCTCTTGATAATGCCTGTTCCTTTGCTCTATTACCCTGTCCTTGTTTTTTTCTGCCCATTCTCTCTTTTTAAGAGTGCACCATTCTCTATTTTCCAGCTCCCACGCTTTCTGTCGCTCACGTAGTCTTTCTTTGTTTTGCTCTCTGTATATTTTGTATCGTTCTTTTTGCTCGGTCGTCATGGGTTTTGCAGGCCTGCATATCTTGCATGTCCCTCTTCGAAGACCTATATTTTTTTCTCGAAAAGGAAACATCTCGTCACGCTTTTCAATTTTGCAAATGCTGCATGTTTTCATGGGTGACGCTCTGTTTTGCGGATGACGATATTATCCCACAATATCTACGCACGTCTGGCAACCGAAAACCGAGAATCCCCAGCATGTATAATGTACAAATTAATGAGATTACCAGCAGAAAACTATGGCAATCAATTACCCAGAATCATTGCCGCGTGGACTTCATAACGGCAGAACATACCAGACAGTTAGCCCGCTAAAGAGATCAGAACTCGCTAGCGGTCGCGCTCGTCAACGCAGAAATTTCACCAGCGTTCCGACGATGGCCAGCATTAGCTGGATATTCAACTCTGCGCAGTCTCAGACTTTCGAAGCTTGGTGGCGTGATGCGCTAATTGATGGCTCGCAGTGGTTTGAATGCCCGCTTGAAACTCCTCTCGGCTATCAAGACTACACAGCACGATTCACTGATATTTACTCTGGTCCATCCAGAGTTGGCCCGCTTCTATGGTCATTCTCCGCCGAACTTGAACTAAGGGAAAGACCTATTTTGGATGCCGGATGGGGTGAATTCCCTGAGTTTATTATTGACCAGTCTATTTTCGATTTTGCAATGAATCGCGAGTGGCCTTTAAACCCGTGGCAGACTTATATAGACGCTATGGATTCAGCAATTAACGAGGATTGGCCACAGCCATGAGTAATTACAATACTGGTAACCCCGTACCGTCTACTGATCCACGCGACCTGGACGATAACGCGACGGTATTCGATAACCTTGCCAATGGCACAAATGCCAGCTATCCAGATCGCCTTGGAGTAGCGCGTAAGAGTTGGCATCAGATGGAGCAAGATGCGCTTGCGCTAATCAGTCCTAATATCTCTGCACTGGCTGGTTTGACTGGCGCAGCTGATCGACTAGCATACTTCACTGGCGTTGGTGCGATGGCGCTTACGCCTTTGACTGCTGTTGCTCGGGCACTATTGGATGACACCACTGTCGCAGCTCAGCGGGCTACGCTCGGGCTTGTGCTGACTACCTCAGCAACTGATACGACTGCCGGAAGCGTGTTGAAGGTTGGGGATTTCGGATGGGGCGCAACAGGTAGCGCTACACCGACGTATACAGTAACCCCAGGATCTTTAGGAAACACTTCCCCGTCCACCGGCATTCAGGCGCAGGCTGCCGACGTTCAAGCAACCGCCCAACAACCCGTTTCGGGTGAGTTGTTCGGCGGTATTCACATCGCAAGGACGTTGCGCCCCGCCCAATTTGGCGTCTCCGGCCAAGGGTCTACTGCTAGTCTGTGGTATAGGGGATTCAGCACATCAGCTGCGTTGCAGGCAGACTGGTTAAAGGCTGCAAAGTCTGGCGCTAACTCAGACATCACCAGCCTAACCGGCCTAACTACAGCGCTTAGTGTTGCACAGGGCGGCACTGGATCGACAACGGCAGCAGCGGCGCGTACAGCTCTTGGGGCGGCAGCATCAGGGGCGAACACCGACATTACCAGTATCACCGGTAGCGCGGCCAGTCTAACTACCTCGCGCAGCATCTCAGCCACTGGCGATGCAACGTGGACTGTCAACTTCAACGGCACGGCAAACGCTACGGCGGCTATCACCTTGGCGAACAGCGGGGTCGGCGCGGGGGCATACCAAGAGGTCACAGTTGATGCTAAAGGTCGGGTTACGGCGGGCGTTGCTGTCGCCGCGTATACTAACTTTACCCTACAGAATAGCTGGGTTGTCGCTTCCGGCCGAAGGGCTGCTTACCGCAAAATAAGTGACATGATCTCGATTGAGATGCAGGTTTCTAGCGGTACGGCGACTGACGGTACAGTCATCGCAACTTTGCCGGCAGGGTTCAGGCCGCCATTCCCAATTGCTATACCAGTATCTAGCGGACAAAATACTGCACCATCTGCAACAGTCCCAGGCCCCAGGGTGAGTATCGGTGCTGATGGGACCATCGCTTGCTTTAACTGTACCTCTACCGCAGGCGGTATTTTTTTCTCAGTCCTGATTCCAACTATTTAAGGCGATCTAAATGACCAATACTTACTTGACTAACAACCCACTTGGGTCTACGTCGCCTAAAGATCTCTACGACAACGCATCGAATTTTGACGACGCGATGAACTCTGTCGCCCCCGCGTTCATTGACCGGTTCGGCAAGCGTCGTGAGACGTGGGCCGGGTTTGAAGCTGCTTTCGCAGCGTTTCTACTTCAGTCGGGCTACGAGTTTATCGGCGACTACGACGCCGATGGCCCTCTAACCATTACGCGACCTAATCAGATCTTCTCGAAAGATGGCGACTACTGGCGAGCTGGGCCTGCGCTCAGTCTGCCGTATACCACTGTAAATAACTGGGTAACTGATCAGCCCAAGTTTGTGTCTGTGGGTGACGCTGCGCTGCGTGCCGCCCTAGGCAGTAGCGATCCGCTTATGGGGTCCGCGCTCGTGTACGGCGTAGGGCGCGTCGTCGATACTATTGCCGCATTGAGAGCGCTCCCTGCTACGGGCAGTCATCATGCTTTCGTCGCGGGTTATTATCTCGCCGGAGACGGTGGCGGCGGCTCTTACCGTTATGACGGCACCGATGTAGCTTCACCGGACAACGGGGGCTCAGTGATCGTCGCTACGGACGGAGGCCGTTGGAAGCTCACCCAGTACAACGACTGGTCGGTCCTTCAGTTTGGCGCGAAGGTCGATGGCGTGACCAATGACACCGTTGCCATCCAATCCGCCATTGATGCGTTGCCGCTGAATGGCGGCACGGTGCGGATCCCTGGCGGCAAAGCCAAGGTCACCACTCTCAGGCTAGGAAACGGCGACGCGGCCACTACGCCATCCACGCGAAATGGTATTAAGTTAATCGGCCAGGGCGCTGGTTTTGCTATCAGCGGCGCACAGGTTCCTACGATCCTATCGTGGGCAGGGGCAAGTTCTCCGGCTGCGATCATTAGCGTAGCTGGCAGAATTTCAGATTGTCGAGTCAGCGGCTTTTTCCTTGAGTGCAACGCGCTTTGCTCCGGTATGGCGCTCAACTCTTTCAGCGGTTGCGACTTCGAAGACCTAAAGATTGTTAACCCGAAAGAAACCGGTATGAGTGTTCTTGGGGGCGGAGCCCCGACCGGCAACTACAACGTCTTCAACAAGTTCGGTCAGATTAATATCGCATTGTTCCAGCCGAACAGCGTCGGCCTGTACATGGATGGTAACTACGCTCAGCAGAACGACACATGGATTACGGATTTTGAACTGGTCCGAATTGAAGTCGTAGCCGGTGCAACTAATGCTGTATGCGCATGGTTTAAGTTCGTTGACTCCGTGTCATTCCGCCGTTGCCATTTTGACGCCGGCCCGGAGCCAACTGCTGTAAGCTGCATTTTTGACGCGATGAATAATCATGCTTTCCCAGTCGGCATGGCTTTCTATGACTGCTCGATCAACCGCACTGTTGTCTATGAGGATTCAACTCACAAGATTCGTAAAAACTATTTTTACGGTTTCGGGACGTATGACCTTGAAACAATTCCAACTCACAATCTTCTTTGCGGCATCACGGACACCGGCGAAGTTTTTGGGGATTTCCTCTATAACGAGGCATGGCTAAGCTATGTGCCTACCATAACCGCATCGTCCGGCACTATTACAACTGCGGCGGGCGCGATGCGCTACCGTCGAATCGGTAAGCAGGTGTTTTTTACTTGCGATCTGTTCATCACTACGAATGGCTCAGGAGCCACGGCTGTGCGAGTTACGCTGCCTCCTATCCCAGGCAACGTTTCTGCGAAGAATTTCTACTGCACAGGCCGAAATGTTACCGCTGGCGGCGCTCTTAACGTAGTACTGGCCGCAAATAGCCAAACCGCCTTTGTCCGGAAATACGACGATACTTACCCCGGTGCGAACTCAACCACTTTGGAATTTTCCGGCATGTATGAGATAGCATAAACAAAAACCCCGCCTAATAAGCGGGGTTTCTTTTAGTGGATGGTTGGCCCAGTCGGCAACACCATCGGCTCTTCACCTTCATAACACCGCTCTGCAATCAACACGCTAAAGTCCTGACCTTCGCACGGACTCATCTCGATATTGAATCCAGATTCAGCCAAGTTAACTACTAGATCCGAAACCATGTCTGGAAACGGGAAGAATTTCAGTTTGATTCGTTGGCTCATTATCTGATCTCATGCTTAATTGATTGAAGGCCGGAACACTCATTACAATACAGAACACCGTAACTTCGTAGGAAAATAGCGCCTGTATCACTCAGCTCGTGCTTGCAACTGCAAACTTTCTCGGAGAACTCTAAGTTCTTCGCGCATCTCCACAATTCCTGCAAGCCAGTAGTTCTTTTGTTCTCCATTTTGGTATGGACAGTCATTCCTTCCCTCCAGATAGGCAACTTTGCCCTCTAGGTAGTAACGATTCGATAGACTCTTGTGCTGCATAATATTTTATCGCTCTCTTTAATGCTTTCCAGCTTGGGCCAAGTTTCTCAGTGATCATTCGCCAAGAGTAACCCTGTAGATCCATCTCTGCTGCTTGAAATGCCTGCTCGTATGTAATCCTAGTACCGCCAATCCTGTTAGGTTTGTATCCTTGAGCCTTTAGAAGTTTCCTCGTGTGGCCTTCGCTGTATCCGATCTTTCTGGCGATTGCCTTAACTGGTAGTCCTTGATTGTAGAATTCTAGAGCTGTCAACAGTTCGGCTCCGATACCGGCGCGGGCTGCGAGGTGTAGAGCGGCATTGTGTAGCCGTTCTGGCGATCCTCTACCCCTGACACGGCACCACGACCAAGGAATTTATAGCGATCCGCAAGCAGCTTTACGGTATACGGATCAATCCACGCCGCCGGCTCACCCTGCCCACCCTTCAGCCGCTCGAGCTCGACCTGCAAGTCACTGTGATACTCAGCCGCTATTTCCAGCTCGCGGTCACGCATCTTCAGGTCCGCCGTCAGCCGATCTATCGTGGCTTGCAGTTCGGCGAGTTCTGGCGGGGCGGTGGGTGTAGGCTTATCGCGCCACGTCTTCGGCTCTGTTTGCGTCCACGGATTGTTAAACAGCGGACCTGTGCCCTCGTTGTGCCAACAGACGCAAGCCGGGGCTTTAGAATCCTGCACCTTGCACGCGTCCACACGATAATAGTACTGGCGCTCGACGACAGGGGCGGCGGGCTCACAAAGCTTTTCAATCAACGAATCCCCAGCCGCTGTGATTTCGTAACGCGAAAAACCGGTTGAGCGAATCACGCCGAGACGCGCCAAAGACTTCATGCGCAGCTTCGGCACGTCATAACCTTGGTTGTCTTCGCAGGTGTCAAAGAAGCGCAAAATATCTTCTTCCTGCTCTTTGGTAACTTTTATCGTTAGGGCTAACTCCCGCGAAACTTCAATTTTACTGCTCATTCTCTTGCTCCCTTGTCCAGCTTCTTCCACCAATTACGGTTGAAATCAAGCATTGCCAGCTCTGGCGAGTCGCCGAAACCCGCGCAACCATTCTGCAAGTCTTCGCCATACAGTGCGCACCATTGGTTGCCGTCTATCGACAATCCGGGGCGGTAAAGCACTGATGGCTCTGTCATGCATTCGTCAATGTGGCGATACGCTTGTGCTGCCACTTCGTTGATATAGTTACTCATTCTCTTGCTCCCTTAGTAAGACTGGCTATTGCGGTAAGGGCTGCATCAAGCCTTGTTACAGCTTTGTGCCTTGTTAGGCAGGTAACAGCCACGACAGTGACGCTTGATCCGCCTCTAGCAGTCCATGAACCATCTGGATTTTGCTGAACGTCGATTACATGGCTCATTCGCTTGCTCCCGATTCGGTGGGTTTGCAGTTATGCAGGAATCGGCACATGACGATGATGAAAAGTGCATATCCAATAATCCAGCTCATGACTTGCACACTCGCTCAAAGTAACCATCTACATTAGGCCATGCACCCTCAGAGATCATCTGGCACTTCAGCGCTTGATCTTCTAGGCCATCTTGATAACTCATGCGATTAGATACAAAGAAACCCACTACCAGCACTACAACGATTACGATTACAGTGCGCGAATTCATTTTCTAGCCTCCCTGACAGATAGAATCCCGTAAACGCATGAGCAAGCAAGCCAAATTGCGCACGCAATCCACTCTTCATTGGAGGCCCATATTGTTGAGCAAATCATGCTGCACCACATAGCGATAACGTAGACATTCAGCATGATTAATCCTCCATGTCCAATTCTGCTTGCTCTGGATCTTCCATGTCTACGCCGTCCATGTCGAATTTGCACTCCCATACGTGGCGGTAGAGTGAAGAGTACATTTCGTAAGGAAGACCCATCAGCAGCGCACCTCGCAGCATGCCGAAGATGTGCTTGTACTCGCTGGTACGTGAACGCTGGAATTTGTCGTCAGCGTAGGAAATAGACCGGTGTACTTCCTTGATGAATGCTTCCTGCTGTTTCGTATGCATTTGGTTGCTCCTGTTGGCTTAAACAAATGGTAAGCGAGCCATGGGAAATGCGCAACAGTTATTTGGTAAACTGAGGATATATTTTGAGGTGCGAGCAAATGAAAACTTCTCAGGCCGGTATAGACCTAATCCATAGCTTCGAGTCGTTGCGACTGAAGGCGTATCCAGATCCAGGTAGCAAGGACGGAGAGCCGTGGACGTGTGGATGGGGGTCTACTGGTGCTGATATTGGCCAGGGTACTGTCTGGACGAAAGAGTATGCAGATAAGCGCTTTGCTGATGGACTGTCGAAGGCTGAGCAGGCTGTATCGCTGTTGGTCAAGGTTCCGCTGAATCAGAACCAGTTCGACGCGCTTGTGTCATTTACCTACAACCTCGGCATTGGCAGCCTGAAGTCGTCGACTCTTCTGAAGATGCTGAACGAAGGCTATTACACGAATGCCGGCCTTCAGCTGCTGCGTTGGGATAAGAACGACTCGAAGGTTATGCCTGGTCTGACACGACGTCGCAAGGCAGAGCTGAAACTATTCTCCGGAGAACACTAATGCCGATCTGGCTAACCGCGCTGCCGTGGCGATTCCTCTCAGGGCTCGCATGCGGCGCGTTCGTGGTTTTCCTTTGGCATGATGCGAGCGTGTCGAGGATTGCGACTGAGCGCGCAGGAGAGAAGCTTGAATCGGCATTCTCTGTCATTGCCGCTAACAAGGCAGACGAATCAATAGCTAAGGCGTGGGAAATTCGCCTTTCGGAGTTGCGCAGTAATGAAACGACTATTGTCCGTGAACGCGAAAAGATTGTTGATCGCCCTATCTATCGCAACGTCTGCCTTGACGCTGCCGGCGTGCAGCTCGCAAACGACGCAAAGAACGGGCGTATCACAAGCAAGCCTGTTGACGCCTTGCAGGATTCCAAGTGATCTGGAAGGCGTAACAGGGGAGGCGGCGCTTACTGCGCTTACTGAATGGGGTGCGGCGCTTAGAGAGTGCTCTGAGCGGCATAAGGCTTTGGCTGCTGCTTCTTCCGGCCACCAAGATTAATATCCGCCCAACCTGACCGAGTGCGCGGCGGAACAGGGTTGTACTTCTTGAACTCGACCTCAATACCTCTGATCTTCATCCAGGCTCGCATGCATGAGGCGTTCTTCCATCCTATGGCTCTAGCAGTGTCAATGACCGTGCTGAATGGCGCCATACGTTTGATAGCATCCTCGGCGGACTCTCCGGTCTTCCTCTCGTATTCGCCGGCAGCGCTTCTGTTCTGAGAGCGCTTGACATCACTAATCCGCTGCTTGTCGGCAGTCGTCATGGGATCTGGATTCTGTACAGCATTGCAGTAACCCATCTTCGGGAACTGTATATCCTTCTTGTGGTATCGCAGCAGATACCAGAGCGTTGAACCATCCTTGTAGCCGAGGATCTTTGCCGTCATAGTCATTGAGTTACCGTCAGCCGCATATGCCGCAACAACATCCCAAAACGGTTCGCCGTATTCCTGCTCGACTTCCTTGATAATCGACCTAGCCACGAGCCTTACCCTTAACGTTGTTGACTGGAAATTTGTGCCGCTCCGAACCTGGCTGCAATGCCTGACGCGGAGTCATTCCTTTCGCGAGACGCTTGGATATCTTGCAGCGAGTGACGCCTAGTTCTTTTGCCCATTGGCTGATTGACTGAGTTCGCCCGTCAAGCTCGATGAACCGAGAGCGAGAATCAGGACGCTTAGCCTTGCGCGGCGCTGGTTCTTTAGGCGCCATCCTTGGAGTGAATGGAATTGAGCGCTCTAATACCCACTTCTTTAGCGTGTTATGAGAGGTTCCAACGATCTGAGCCGTTGCTGTCACGCTGTTTTCCATTAACAGCTCACGGACAACCTCAACCGCTGGCCTTCCAATCTCCTTGTACAGCTCGAATGCCCAAGACATCTCTTAAACCTCCATATCTTTAATATTCCACTCAGCGCGACGACGCTTCATAAGCTCGCAATACTTCTGATATGCAGCGCTCTTGGTCGGGCTAAATCCAAGCCCCTTGCACCAGTAGTCATTCTTAAGAAACGTCTTGACCACTTTTCGCCAGGTAGGAACCTTGCCACGACTCTCTAGCGACTTATCCGCCGAGTCCGGAATCCCGTCAATATAGCCTCGTTTGCTCCACCACTTCAAGTACACGGCCAGCTTGTTTCGGTAATGCTCGGCTGTTGGGCGCGGCATTGTGCGCAAGATGTGCTTGGCGAAACTCTCGAATGTGTGACCTTCTGGCAGCGCAATACTATGGTTGCCCATGATTGCGCCTTTCTCCTGGCTGTACATCTTGCCAGTGTTTGCCCCTGCGCATCGCAGTACAACCTTTTCCCACATTGCAGGATCCACAATCTGATACAGCCACAAGCCTTTGCGCGCCTCATCACCGAACGGCTCACAAATTCGCATCTGGCTAATCTTCATGCCGGCTTGATGCATTCGGTCATAAAGTCGGTTGTAGTCTAGGCCGGTCTTGCCATGGAAACGCCAAATGTCTTTAGTCTTCCAGTCGTAAATTGGGTATACGTTCCATGCGATACCCTCAACCTGAGTTGTCCACTGCTTGCCTTGATAGGTAGGCTTATCGTCACGAGCGATGGCGCGAAACCGGTTTAGGCTTTCGTCTGCGCGGATACCTACGAAGCAGGCGCACGATTTACCTTGCGCATACCACTGCGCAAATGCAGGCGTGAATTCCTCGAATGGCATCCCTGTGTAGTAGAACGGGAAGAATGATTCGTCCGTAATGCTCATTGGGTCAGGCTGGCGAACCCACAACTCCTTCTTGTCAGGATCCCATGCCGTCCATTCTGGTTCGATCTGGCTGCAAGCGTTCCAGGTTTTCATTGGAAGCGCGATCCAGTACGGGTCGATCACATCCGCGTATTCAGTGAACATCTTTCGTGCGAAGTCGATGGTCAGGCCGATCTGGCATTCCCAATCGATCATCATCACGCCGATTCTGCGACCCCTGGCGCGAGCCTCCTTGCAAACCATATGCATCATTACCGTCGAGTCTTTGCCCGCGCTGAATGACAGATAGATACGCTCAAAATTATCAAAGGTGAACGCTATGCGCTCCTTTGCTGCGTCGAATACGTTTAGACCTAGGCCGCGCTTTGGCATGTCAACTCTACCCTCGTGAAATTCTTAGACTTGCTTTTGACCTGAAACCCTAACGCTAGGAATGTTCCAAGGCTTGCAGGCGTGCAGTTTGCCTTTAATCCTGTAGGCACGGCAAGCAAAATACGAGAAAGGATTGCAGAAAATACGCCGTCACGCCGCCATGATGGCTTTACGTAGCAGTCAGATACGACATTGCCACGCAACGAAGCGAATCCAACAAGAGCTCCGCACACATAAGCCGCAAACCATTCCTTGTCTTCGTCGTCATAAATATGAATCCCGACTTCTGCGGCAACCTTGCGAGAACCGAAATAAGGCCCCATCAGCCGATAGAAGTCCTTATTTTCTCGTGACAGACTTAGGATTTGCGTATTCATATCTATCCCTCCATTCCAGAATCGCCATGTCGGCCGCCAGGTTTGCTAACTCTTGTTGTTCTTCGGTCATCATCCGCCAGCCAAGGCGTGTCAGATCCTCTGTAGCGCCGTGATTCAGGTAGCAGGCGGCGTGCCCTATCCATGCCTGGTGGTTGATAACGGATGCGCTTAGGTTAACGTCGCAGCTATTCGGCCACTCGTCCAACACTCGGAGGCAGGCGGTTAAGAAACCCTCATAGTCGATCATCAGGTTAGCCGACTGATCTGGCATTCCGCTGCGAGCGGCAGGAGGAAGAACCTTCCACATCATCCCTTGGTATTCCTCGCACTCCAAGTAGTGGCGATAGACTCGCTTAAACCTTCGATTCATCAATCAGTTCCTGCTCGTCGGCTTCGTCAAATGAAACAGCTTCCCATGCTTCGCTGAAATCCTCATCGCCAAACAAACCAGCCAAGCCGGTTACTTGTTGCAGGCGCAACACTTCGTCAGCGTCCATGCCAAGCTCTGTAGAGATACGCTCGTCAGTCCAGAAGCGGCGCTTAAGCTCTACAACGATCTCTGACATGCTTTCGACCTTGTGCGCACCACGAGCCCGGTTGTGACGGATCGTTGCGGCCATACGGTCATTGCGGTCTTGCTGGCCCGCTTTCAGTTCAACGATGGGAAGGTAGCCATGAACGCGGGCGCTGATGATCGGAGATTCTTTGCCTACGCGGTGACGGTGAAAGCCATCAACCACCTCAATACCTTCGTTCGGCCAGGTAACAATCGGTTGCGTGTAGCCGTCAGACACAATCGAATGCTCGAGCAGCTTCATTTCTGGAGGCGCTACAGAGTTCGGGTTGTAGTCGTTGGCATGAACTTCGGTGTTAGCAACCCATCGAACGAAGTCTACTGGCTCACTAGCGAACGGGCTGTGTTTATGGATCTCTGCACGCAGACGATTGATTTCTTCTACTTTTTCAGCGAGTGGCAAGTCTGCCAGGTAATCGAACATTTGGTCTTCCTTGTGCTAGGTGGGAAGCCCCTGGTTAGAGGGGCTTTACTGGATCAGAACGGGATATCGAGGCTGTCGTCTTGTGGGGCTTGCTGTTGTTGTGGCCGGGACTGCTGAGGTTGCTGGCTACCACCTTCCGACTTACCGCCACCAACCAAATCAATCGTACCTACACGAACCTGCAAATAGGTCTTTCCGTCATGCTCGCGGGTAGACAGCTCGCCAGATACAGCAACGCCTTGGCCTTTTACGAGATAGTCAATCAGCTTCGACTCTGCTTGCTTGCCCCAAAGTGCGCAAGCGATCCAGATTGTCTGAGCTTTGTCGCCGTAACCAGCCTTTACCGCAACGCTGAAATTCGCTACGGCAGTACCGCCAGCGTTGTTAACCTTGACGTCGCCGCCGATATTGCCAGTGAATGCAAACAGGTTCATTGTGCCGCCTCTTGTGGATTACGAATTTGCTCTTTCTGAGCATCTGTTAACTTCCCGGACTGCTCAACCTTGCTGATGATAGCGTCTGCCGTTGCCCTTCCTTCCGCAATGGCTGCAATCCAGGCCGGAAGGTTAGCATCAAACTTTGCCGAATCATAGTAAACAACCGATAATTTCTTAACGGTGTACGGCGAGCGCTTTCCGCGTGTAGTAGTGAGCGAGATAGCCAGATCGGCGTCAATGTGAGATAGCGCAGCAATACGAATCCCGCCAACCGCAACACCACCAAACCGCACCGCAGGATCGCAGAACAGCGTTACCGACTTGCCTACCCAGTCGGCGCCATTATCACCGTATGCAGTGATCAGTACGCGGCGCATGGACTTGCATGGATACCAAGGCTTGCAGTCCTTGATGTGTACAGCGACCGGCGAGTCAGCATCGCCACGCTTGACGGCGGTAATCTCTACGGTTTCAGGGCCGGCGATAAAATCGTCTGCGTTGATGCGATCCGACTTAGGGACAATCGTTTCGCGTAGGTTCGATAGGTCAGTCATTTATTCATCCAGTCCAGTGACTTCAAGTTCATCTTCGTATTGGCTAACTGCGTAACCTGGCAAACCAATTTCTTCGCCTTCCTGGTCATCATAAATCGGCCATTCATCATTTTGCAAGCAGCGATCATATATTTCTAGCGCTTCTCGGTACATTGCGCGACCGATCATCAAAGCGTCAGCGTCTGGCCGGTATCGCATCGCCGCGTGAGGCGATTGCTCCTCGACTGCCAGCCAGCGCATCACGTCCAGAGTTTCGCCGAATTGCCACTCCCACGCGTCCATATAGAAGGCCGCGCTGATGTGATAGCCATAGTTATGGATCGTGCGGCGAAACGTTTCCTTGTCTGCCTTCTGAGTCTTCTTCAGGTCAATTGGCATCCCGGCGTTAGTCAGCTTGTCATAGCGAACCTTGACATGCAGGCCGCTGACTGGATCCTTTGTGAACAGGCTAAGCTCATATCGTCCTTCTGCCTCGACTAGATCCTGGCAGGAACGGTTGCGCTTGACCCCCTTCTGCATTCCCAAGACGTTTTCGTACTCAGCCGAAGTCAGCACACGCTCTTTGTCGAAGTCCTTGCACGCGGCCTTATAGAGCGCTGACGTACGAGCGTCACATTCAACGATTCGGTAGTCAGTCTTGAAGCGCTCCGGCTCCAGAATCTGGCAGTGGATCGCTGTACCTATCTCCATGTTGCGTGTCGAGTTACGCTTAGGCGGATACCGAAAGTGCGCAGGCGATTGAAGGATTCGCTTGAGTCCGGTGCTGCCGATTGGTGCTGAGCGGTGGTAATCCTCGCCACTCAAGGTTTCGTGAATACCTGGCGCGAAGGTTGGGCGCTCTGGTTTGGCTGGCAATTCAGTTGCGCTGATCCAGTCGTCTTGCATGATGGTCATTTCGTCATTCCCCATAAGCGCACGAGGCGCATGTATTTCTTCCGCTTAGCCTTGGTGATGCGATGTCCAAACTTATCAGCCTCGCCGATGATTGCTGTCCAGAGTGCGTCGCGGTAGATCATTTTCCAGTCGCCTTGCAGATTGCTTGCATTGCGTCATCGAAAGCAGCCCATCCTTCTGCATGACCGTTGAAATTTGCATGCATCTTTACCTGAAGCGCTAGGCGTTCCAGTGCCGACAGAAGATCAGGTGCCGCACACAGCAGTCGTGCATTGTCTACGTTATCGCCGTATTCACACTGTCCGCACCAAGCCACTTCCTGAACCATCCCATCCGGTTGACGCGCATCAATGTACCGACTTTGCGTTGTGCCTGCTACTCGCCACTCTCCACCTGTAATACTCATTTCAACCCCTCCGTTTCGTGTTCAGTCACTCTATCCTCCCAACTAATCGCAGTCAACAAAAAAGGCCAACTATTTCTAGCTGGCCTTTCTATTCTCCGGAGAACTGTTATGCAGCTTTCGGCTTCCTGATCTCTTTCGGCACTTTCGACTGGAAACGCATGACCAATTTCCGCAACCGTTGCTCGAAATCATCCTTATCCTCGTCGTTCAGGTTCTCGATGACGACGATTGCGTCATGCCAGAGAGCGCCGTTCATGTGGCCAGTTGAGCGGAGCATGACACCTTTAAGCTCGGGGTCGGCAGGCTTGACTGGTGGGGTGGCCATCTCCTTGCGCTTCTCAGCCACCGCATCAACCATCTGCCGCACCGACTCGAATTCCATCACCTTCATTTCATACTTGAAGGCAGCGCGGAACATCGAAGCGTATTGCTTAACCGCTCTAGGCGCCGGAATCAGCGTAGAGCCAGGAACAGGACGGCCAATCACGTTAGACCAGCCATTCTCTTCATAGCCGATCATCAGCCACGGGTTGAACTTCTCCAGTGTGTCTATGTTTTCTTCCTTGACTAGCTTCATAAAAGCTCCGGCTACATTGTCCAGCTTGTCACCCTGTTCGGCGATCTGCTGGAGTACCAGTGCTTGCTTGCTTTTTTGAGTAGTCATGTCGGTAAACCTCTATCTATAAATTTTCCTATGGGTTGGGGCCAAGTTACGTTTTGCCTTGGCCTGTTGTAAGCATAGGCTTACGTGGCTATGCGTCAAATAACATTTTGTAACAAAGGAACGCCTCCTTAGCAGCTTCGGCACCATGGCAAATTGCTGCGAACTTCCCAGACTTGTGCCAATTCTCCAGAAACGTGCGCTGCTCAGGCCTGGTCGTAGCTGACCACTTGCATTGCTTCATCTCAATGGCGCACCCAGGCCCGACGAAGAATAGAAGGTCAGACGCACCCTTTAGCAACCCCATCTTGTAGAGCTGCTGTCGATACTGCGGCGACTGATCCCCCTCGTTAGCGACGTGCATCATCATGGCCGCATGTTCCGGGTGGTTGTAGCGAACCCATGCAACGAAGTCGATTTGCTCCGGAGTCTCTGGCCTGCACTTGGCGGGGTTAACCGTCGGGCGGTACAGGTAGTAGCCGCCCTTCTGCTCAATGCGTTCAATCATTCACCGCAACCCCTTTCTGATCCAGCGTCTCGCCATTGTTGAACTTGCGCCGACCGATGACAAACTTGCCTTTCTCGTTAATCCGGTAAGCCACATGAGTAGGCTTACTAAACGCCGCCTTCATGCCCAAGATCGCGTCAACCGACCGCATGACGTAAATCTTCGACTGCCAAGTTGTGCAGCGAACGTGCAGCTTGACGAAGTTGTTATACCAGACCCTCTTAGCCGTCTGACTGCCACATGGTGCGTAGAACTCAATCGGCCATCCGTGGTCGGGCTTGTCGCCTTCGAGGATGTAGCGGACTAGGATGCCGCCGTTTTTGGTCTTGTCGAATTCCCATTTCTCGACCGCGACCAGCTCTTGGTCGGTGTAGGCTTTGTGTAGGAGTTTTTCGTTCGGGTCCAGCAACTGCTCACCACACACACGGCAATCACGCGCAGTCACGTCGTTATGGGCACCACACTTGCGGCAGTCCTGTTTGATCCAGAACCAATCACAACGAACACCAGCGCCGGAGACACCAATGCAACGACGCGCCTTGTCTGAGTTTTCTTCGTTGCACTTGGGGCAGTAGATAACCGAGCCTTCGCGCTTAGCCTTCTCGAACTGCGCTTGAGCGAGAATAGGGTTTTCGTACAGAGGGCCAAGCTTCTCCATTACGCCTGCATAGTCAAACACCATCGCGTTAGGCTTGCGACTGGCGGCAATCTCGTTTAGGCGCTCCTCTCGGCTGATTGAGTTCATGTCTGCGCCCGACTCGATGTGCAGGCGTAGTACGCGACCGATTGACTGAATAAGCAGCACCAGCGAGCCTACGGGACGCAGGTAGACGATGTATTGCCAGTAACTTACGTCAATACCGGTAGACAGAAGCGCAAGGTTGATCGTGAACTTCAGTTCACCGGATCTCGCTCGAGCAAGAATGTCAGAGCGTTCACCTTCAGGCGTGTCGTCGGTCACGATAGCCCAAGATCCAGGTGGCAGCGCTTCGGCAATCTCTCGAGCATGCTTGCGTGTTTGCGAGAAGATCAGAACGCCCAAGCCCTCCGACGTGCGATGCACAACCTCAACCATGATGCGCTGCGTCTTGGTCGGATCGCCTTCGCGGAAGTGGTCTAACTGTTCCTCGCTCCAGTCCTGGCCGCTGGTGGGCTGCTCAATGCTCGAGAAGTCAAACGAATCCTCGAGATGATCCGGCCATCCGAAATGTGGCTGTACTAGCCAGCCTTCATCTATAAGCGACTCCGTGCTGACTCGCGCAATGCAAGACCCCCAGAAGTCACCTACAATCGATTCAGTACCGCGATAAGGCGAACCAGTGAGGCCAAGTATGCGCACCTTCGGATTCAACTCTTGGAAATGCAGAAGCGTCCGCATCATCATGGTGGTTTCGTCTTCGTGGTCAACCTGGTGGGACTCGTCTACAAGGATCAGATCGAACGCCGTAGACGCGAACGTAGTATCGAGCGCCCTAGAGATTGTCCCCTCGGTAGCAGCAACCACGTTATGGTGCGCATTCTTGCTACCTAGCGATGCACTGAAGTAGCTGACCTGTAGCCCGACAGCCTCAGCAAACGCGCCATCCTGAAGAATCAATTCCCCCTGACGAGCTAGAATCAGCACTCGCCCACCCTTACTGGCCACGTGACGCGCCAAGAATGCAGCCAGTGCCGTCTTACCTCCGCCCACGGTGACATCCAGAAATGCCGGAATTGCCCCGTCCTTTGACCTGAAATAATCAACCGTCTTACCGAATACCTCTTCCTGATACCCAGGCCTTAGCTTTAGTTCTGTCATACCCACTCCTTTTTTGAGGATTCAATGGTTACATGGGAAATAGTTTTCCGCAACTCATTTTCTTTCGTGTATCATCGTCCGCTTACGACGGAAAATGGCAGAGGTTGGCGGCATGGAGTTTCTATCAATACAAGAAGTGTGCGACCGCTATAAGATCGCAGAGCGTACGCTGTACCGCATGATCGCTAGGGGGGATTTTCCTAAGCCAGTCAAGATGGGGGGCAATAAATGGTCGCTTTCTAAGCTTAAGGTTTGGGAGTCGAGCGTATGAGTCAAGAGCTACTCAGTGCGGCTCGGAATGAATACGCTGGCGCAATGCTTGAATACAACCGAATCGCAGATTCAGATTCAAGCGATGGTATTGCCGATGCAGCTATCAGGGCTCAGGCAGCAAAAGTGGCTCTTGATGAGCTTGAGGCAGTCACGCCAAAAGTACAAAGCCCGATGCGTAAGCGGGTGGCATACGACTCAGACGCCGCTATCCAGATGATCGCCCAGCAGCGATGGTTGATCGATCAGATAATTCCCGTTGACGCATTCGGCGTGATCTATGGACCATCCGGCGCCTATAAGTCGTTTTGTGCAATGGATATGAGCGCATGCATCGCATCGGCCATGAACTGGCACGGCAATGATGTAGATGAGCCGGGGCACGTCCTTTATATAGGTGCTGAAGGTGCTTCAGGGCTTCACCTTCGGAAAAAGGCTTGGGAGATCAGAAACCAAAGACAGCTAAGCAACCTAGCCATTCTTGGCATGGCGGTAACGATCAACTCTGATGACCATAACTCGCTAATTGGTCTTTGCGAAGAGCTTGTGGAAGAGATAGATCAGCCAATCCGCCTAATCGTTATCGACACACTTGCCCGCTCGTTCCAAGGCGAAGAAAACAGCGCAACCGATATGGGCGACTTTGTGAACGCTTGCGACCATATCCGCGAAGTCACTGGGGCGACGATTCTAGTCGTTCACCACAGCGGCAAGGATGCAGAGAAAGGCGCTCGCGGCTCATCAGCATTGCGTGCGGCGTGCGACTTTGAATTCAAGGTCACAAGCCCCGGCAAGAAGATGACGAAGATCAGTTGCACAAAGGCAAAGGACTCTGACCCGTTCGACGACATTAGCTTCAAGCTGAACGTAGTAGAGATCGGCGTAAGCGACAGGAAAGGAAAGGCGCTGACTAGCTTGGTGCTTTCTGCCAGCACGTCAGGCGACGACATGCGACCAGACCTTACCGGTCACAAGCAGACCATTAACAGCCTGGTGGCTAGCGAAATGGCGCGCACTGGCGAGGATTGGGTTTTCAAGGCGATGGTGCAGGATGCGTTCTTCGCTGTGATGGGCGCAGACAAGAAGCATGGCGCAACGAAGACGGCGTGGTCTAGGGGTATGTCTGACCTAATTGAAGACGGATGGCTGGAGATGGACGGAAATGGGCGAATTACACGGCCAAGTCCCTACTAATCCAAGAAGTTACATGGTTACATCGCAAAAAGGCAAAGTTACATGGGTGTTTGTAACTAAGTTACATCGGTTACAGACAAAAGTTACATCGATGTAACTGGATGCGCGCCTTGTGGTATAAGGGCTCCAGCCAAATCAGGTAAATGAGGTTACATCGCATTTGGACGGTCAACCTAAAAGTTACACTGCTTCCGTATATCTATATACGGAGCAGGTGTAACGAGGTCGACCTAAATTGGAGTAATTTCCCGCGAATGTGCTTGACGCCAACCCAGCAGCACCGTAAATTGTTTTCACATTCAGAGGGAGTACAAAAAATGAACATCGAATTCAAAGACGGCAAGATCACCATCGACGCTTACGACCTGCTTAGCTCGATGACTGATGAACAGAAGCTTGACCTGGCCGAGCGCCTCAGCTGCGAAGAGGTAATCATCAAGCACGTTGCTGAGCAGATTTTTGACGGGCTGACTGAGAATGGTCACTCGGGTTGCTTCGGTTCTGGCTCTCCTTATCACTCAAGCGCCTTAATGGACGCCAGGCTTCGGGTTGCTAACGAATCTGGAGAGGTAGCCAAGAGCGAGATCTCTACGCTTCAGTGGAAATATGAGCACGCTCACGCTCAAAGCGAGAAATACAGAAAGGCATACTTCGACCTGCTGCGTTACGCTGAAGACAAGTTCGGCTACGGCTCTGTTCCTCGCGCTATCTAAGTGTTTTCCAGAGAACAGTTAAATTGAGAGTTTGGAGGGGTGTGAAGTGAGCGTATATACAGATAAGGTTGTTAGTGCGGCAAACGATCTTGAGAAGGCCGAGGCTGCCGAGAAGGTCTGCATCTCAAGGTTAAATGCAATTCGTGGGCACAATGGTCAGGGTGGTTACGCCATCACCATCGATGGAATACGTGTTGATGTGTCGGTATGTGATAACCGTACCTACCAAGGAACTCTGATACGTGGCCGCGAAATGATCCATCTTGGCGCACTGAAAGCATTGGGCGCAGAAGTTGATTTTGCAAAGGCTCGCGTGAAAGCAGCAAAAGAAAAGCTAGAACTGATCGTCAAGGAATTTAAGGCATGACCCTAACCGACCTGCTCCCCCTCCTAATCGCAATCTACGAAAAACACGGCGACCTACCACTCGCTACAGGCTTCGACGACCATAAGCCTATTGTGGGGGCGCTGGTGAGTGAGTTTGAGAAGACGAGCGAGCTTGGTAAGAAGGGCGAGCTTTTCGTGGATTTCTACTGAGGGATAGAACATGTTTGATGATGATTACAAATTCGCGCTATCTGCACTAGCTATCGTTTCTATACTTGTCATTATGTGCGTGGCGATCAACGTCGGCACCCAACATAGCTACAAGGTTGACGCAATCGCAGCAGGCATGAAAGCTCAGGAAGTTCAGGAGGCTTGCAAATGAGCAGCGTGACTTTCGATCTTGTCGGCACCATTCACGGTCGCGAATACACTGAGCATGGCGAATACGTTACGGCTGACGACTACCTCGCGGCGATAACCGCCCTCCAAGCCATAACCAACTCCGGCCCCGACGCAATACCGATCAAGGAGGCGTTTGAGATGGCGCATAGGGCGATTGAGCGAGCGACAGGGGAGAATGTATGAGCCGGGTTACGAAAGGCGAGTGGCGCGCAGTACATGCGCCGTTCTGCGTATCGGTTGAGTCGGAGCATGAGACTCTGTTTGAGCGATACCTGTCTGATGTGGACGATCAGGACGCACGAGATGAGCTATGGGAGGCGCTTGCTAACGCTACTCTAATCCATGCCGCGCCAGATTTGCTTAAGGCATTGCAGGATATGGTTGACGCTTACGAACATGAGGCAAGCAGCGAGAATCCTGCGCTTGTTGCAGCTCGTGAAGCAATCTTAAAAGCCACAACAATTCAATAACTTGTATACAATCCTGACCAAATAATCGCCAAGATCCCATATATTGGGATTGGAGGAAGCATGAACGAAATACGCGCAAAGTTTGAAGAGATTTGGCCGGTGCCATTCGGTATCGGATGGAATGCGGGTCACGGTCGCTACATGGTGCTTGGTCGGTCTAGTCTTTCGTCGGGGATTGCAGCAGTCGAGTATCAAGCCCGCCTCGACACCTTCACCCGCTGCCAGGAGACGACATCAGTTGTACTTAGCTGCGTAGAAGAGCTTGTCAGAGAGCTTGAAATTTGTGGTGCTACTGGCTGGTATTCGCGCAGGGTTTTTGAGAACGCAAAGAAAACCTTTGAGAGGAATAAGAGATGATCAAATGCGATCATGATTGGGCCTATTCAGTGGTTAATCGCATGTGTATTTGCAGAAAATGTGGCGAGGTTTCGAAATGAACGCACTACCCGGACAACTGGAATTGGCGACCGCGATTGATCATCAGAAGTCGTTCAGCAAGGAAGAGCTGAACCTATTCCGAAAGTGGTTCGAAGCCATGGAAGATTTGAGCCAGGAATACCAGGATAAGCCTGGCTGCGACCTTTACTGGAAAGTAATGGAGCTTCTGAAATGAAAGCGCTTCCCAGCCAGATGGAGTTGATGACTGTGATAGATCATTGCCAGCGAATGGGGATTATTTCCATGATTACCAATGACGGAGCGCAAAACCTTGAGGACGTAGTTGATCCTCAGTCGCCGCAGTATAAGTGGCTGATGGAGTACGCCAATAATCAGCAGGGGTCTCACTCCGCTAAGGATGAAGAGAAATGATCGGAACACCAATGTCATGCCAGCTACCGACACATTTAGTAGCCGCAGTTATAGCTGAGAGGGAAGTTATTGCCGAGATCCCTTGTTATGAAAGCTATCTCTTGCCGCCAACACAGCTCTACGCTACAGAATACACCCACAAGCCAGCCGGAATACGCCTGGCTAAGATGCTAAGCCAATACGACGATCAGCCCTCATCGCAATTGTGGGCCGACATTCAGCGGTTGGCGCGGGAGATATTGAAATGAGTGAGTGGATTAGTGTTAATGAGCGGCTTCCTTTGATCGCTGTTGATGGCCAGCATTTTGCGTGCGTTGAGGTTCTAGTAACTGATGGCGAATACGTGCATGCTACTGATTTCAAAGCGGGCGGAATACCTGTCGCCTGGGTAGAGTTTGATGGTTATGGCGCTATTGCTCGCAGCCAGATTACTCACTGGATGCTGATGCCGAAACCTCCAACAAAATAACCCTTGCAAAACCACCAAAAGGCTCCTAATGTGAGCCTTTCTTTTTGGATTATTTTTGGAGGGGTTATGCTGACGTTATCTGGCGTTGAAATTGAAGAAGAAGACCTGATTGAGCGCGTAGTGCGCAATGTCCAAGGACCAAGCAAGTACAGAAACAAGTACGGCACGCCTCGTTGGGCGTTAGTGCGAGACGCGTTTGGTGTTGGCTCTGGAGTTGCAACAGCTCTATGCCGCCGATATGGATTTGACCCTGATGAGTGCCTGAAATCATGACCATCTCAACCACAACCCTAAAAAACGCAGCCCTCGCGATTGAGTGTGACCTGTGGACTGATCCAGCTACGGGCGCGAACTACCTGGCTAAGGATGGGGCTATTCTGAGGCGGTGGGAGCCTGGGCATGATGATGGTGACTCGTTCAGGTTGATGGCTGCTCTAGGGTTGGATATTCAGCTTCTTCGTGGAATGATGCTTATAACTGCCGAGGACTACTACGGAGATTTCCGTGGCGAGTGCGAATGGACGACCGATAGAGCCGCCGCATATCGAACAGCAATTCTCTTGTGCGCAGCTAAGATCGGAGCTGCCCTATGATCGGCTTGACATGGTTTATCGCGGTCTACACAATGCCTGCCGTTAAGGTGAAAATTAGTTATTGGAGGGGTGTATGAGTGACGCACGAAGATACAGGCACGAGCCAGCGTTTATGGTGATATGCAGCGATGGTGACTATGTTCTGGAAAGCAAATATTTAGAGCTAAAGGCCGAAAACGAAGAGCTGCGGAGCCTTCTGAAACAGGCGAACGTGCACGTACCTTGCAACTGGCCTCTACGCAACCTGATAAACGCCACGCTTATCAGTTCTCCGGAGAACCCTTAATGCCAACGCTGAGCATCCTGGGGCTCGCTCTGGAGGTCGATATCGACTACGCGCATACAGAGCCATCCACGCAGCACGCAAACGGCCACAGCGAGCTTGAGTGGACTCTCTCTAGCGGTGAAGACGAAATAGGCGAAACAATTTCAAAAGAATCGCTTGACTTAATCTCGATCCAGTTCCAAAGTGACATCGAACGCGCTATTTTGGCGCAGATAGGGAGATAGGGAAATGAGCATCACAGTAAAGGCCGCACGAGACGCACTCGAAGCCGCGCACATGGCTTTCACCAAGGCTGACATCGAACATCCAACCGCCACTCACATCGCAAAAGAAGCGCTGACCAATGCGCGCCACGAATACTGGAATGCGTGTGCCGCGTTCTGCACCAAGCTTGAGTTTGCTACCGACCTGGCTTACGTGCATGACGCGCTTATTACTCAGGGGCTTTGGACGTGAGCGAGTTGCAGCCTGGGATGCTGGCCCTTGTTACGGGATGCACCAAGACTCCAGTCGATGTAGGCAAGATCGTAACTCTTGATAAGTTTCTACGTCGTGGAGAGCATACGCCAGACAGCGGGTATGCAATTATAGATCTTTGGTTGGCACGAGGTGAAAACCTTCACCGTGTAAGAGAGGGTAATATCGTATCTGCGGATTACGGGTTATACCGCTCAAATCACCTTCTGCCAATCAAGCCCGAATCCGACCCGCTCAACGTAACCCATAAGGAAGAACTGCATGCATGAAATTATCAAGGAGATGCAGGCCAGAGGATGGTCGCTTGCACTCATAGCAGCAAGAAGCGGTGTCAGCCAGAACCGGCTTGAGCGTGGAGTTTTTGGCGTTCGTGAAGAACGAGCGCTACTCCGACTGGCCGAGGAAGAATGTCACATCGATTTGGATAGTATGGGGATTGAAGAATGAGCCGCAGCGACGGAAGCACAGCAGACTACTACGTACTCCCTGAAGGCGCTACACAGCTTCAGGACTTGATCAGTCATCGCGATATGAATTCGCAAATAGGGGAAATCTTCCGGGCTTGCTATCGGTACGGGATTGTTAGCCATAGCGACAAGATGCGAGACGCCAAGAAGATTCGATTCTACGCTCAGGCTGAGGTTGAGCGGCTGGAGAAGTTGGCTGCTGTAGCAGAACAGCCTTCACATATTATTTCGGATATTCCAGAGTGGAATTCAGGATTGGCAGGAAGTCCTTCGTGGGCTGAATACTTGGCGATGGACCAAGACGGCGCGTGGCATTGGTTTGAATGCGAGCCATATCAGCACAAATCCAATACGTGGTTCCTGCATAAACAGGATGAGGGCAGATTCACGAAAGCACCGGGTATTGCTTCGCTTCAAGATGATTGGACAAAGACCCTGTTTAAGCGCCCAGCAAGGACCGCCCAATGACCGAATACAACGAAAGCCGCGTGAAGGAAGCGATTGCTAGCGGTGCGACGAACGCGATCATGGCCGAGATGCTGGGCGTCTCAGATAGGACTATGCGGCGGTGGAAGGCTAGGTTGGCGCTGAGTGGTTACAGCCCAGAACACCAATTCACCAGGCAAGTGCCAAAGCCGTACATCGTCAAGGGCACCAGCCAGCTCTACAAGCGCGGTGAAGAGGCGCCAGTCCTTGAATGGGTGAAGACCAGTGTCCAGCACGAAGAAATGGCTGAGATGTTGCGAGAGTACGCTAATGCCTACGTTGAAGAGATTGAGCGCCTTGATCCACCTAAGCCGCCAGAGAATCAGGAGTTCGATACCGACATCATTCCCTGGTTTCAAATCGGTGATGGGCATGTCGGGATGCTTGCCCACTCAAAAGAGGTTGGACATGACTTCGATATCAAGATTGCCGAGCGCGAACTTGTCAAGGCAATGCACCTGCTTATCGACCGCGCACCTAGCTGTGAGCGCTGCGTGATCCAAGACCTTGGCGATATGACTCACTACCAAGACTTCACAGCCAAGAGCGAGTCAGGCCACGATTTTGACTATGACAGCCGCTACCCAAAGATGATTGAGTCCGTAGCGCGCATCATGCGCTCGATCATCGAGAAGGCGCTGAGCAAGTTCCAGTTCGTTGACGTAATCATCAACCAGGGCAACCACAGCCGCTCTAACGACGTATGGATGCGTGTGTTCCTACAGCACGTCTACGGCGATACTGATCGCGTCAAGATCCTGGACAACTCAAGCGTGTTCATCCCGTACCGCATGGGCAACACGTTTGTCATGTGCCACCACAGCGACAAATGCAAGCCGGCACGGCTGGTTGACGTGATGGCTACCGACTTCTCGCATGACTGGGGCGAATCGAAATACCGCTACATCGATATTGGCCATATTCACCATCGTCAAGTCAGCAAGGAGTTCTCAGGCGTCACGGTTGAGTCGTGGAATCAGCTAGCTCCGGTTGACAAGTACGCGCATGACGGTGGGTGGCGCTCTAATTCCTGCCTGACGATGGTTATCCGCTCGAAGACATACGGCGAGAAGGGTCGCGTGACTCTGACGGTCGAAGAAGTTCAGGATCTTATCGCAGGCGCAATGCCTGGGACTGCCGCTAAACAACGGCGGATCGTTCACTCTGTCTGAATAAATCGATTGACCTGCTGAAAATGCAGGTCTAATCTCAGTATAGAAATTAACGAGTGGAGGTGGATATGGCTCTTTGGGTAATAAGCGCGGTGATCAATACGGCAGCAGTAGTCATGTCGATTGAGCTTAATTCGTTTGATTGGTGGTCGTACCTAAATCTATCGTGCATGGCAGTGTCGTTCTTCTACATCGGAGCTAAGGCATGATCAACGTAATCGTAAAATGGCAATCCGGCCCACCTACAACCTTCAAACCCGGCCAATTCCTCCTTTACGAATCCGGCGAATATGCACTGGTAGGCAGCAACACAGCTATCACGTCAACGCAGAAGATCGTCAAGCACACTACGCTGATTGAGGCGCATGAGTTGGAGTGGTTGCAGTCGATGGCTGTTGGCCGGAGTTTGGGGGTGTTGAAATGAGTGATCATTACGAGTTGACTACACTGCAAGACGTATTCGATAAGGTTCCCGCTGACAAGATCGAGATGTGCCTTCAGGAGATTGGCGAAGGACTTGCAAAGTCAAAGGTCATTGTTGAGAGCATGAAGATCCTGATGGGTGACGCATGGACTGATTCAATGATGGGCATGCAATGGCCGATGACGTGGATTGATGACGACGGCAGCAACGGCAACATTCAGTTGTTCGATAAAGTAACAGGAGAGCAACTCGGCTCAATCAAGCTGCACCTGAAGGAGTTTTAATGACAACCCTAATCGCAATCTACCTGGCAGTCGGGTTCTTCTCGTACTGGCCGCTTGTATTCAATTACAAGATCAATTCCATGGGCCACCTAGACCCTTGGTACGAATGGCTCGCGGCGTGGGCTGTATGGACTATCTGCTGGCCGTATCGCTATATTGCAGATGCTTGGTATTGGTGGAGGGCTAAGAAGTGACTAAACCAGAATGGAAAGAGGCGCCAGCTTGGGCTACTTGGCTCGCACAAGACAAGGATGGATGGTGGGCTTGGTGGAATATCGCGCCTTTGGTGTGTGAGCGTGGAGAATGTTGGAATCAAGGCAAACCAATGGAAAATTGGAAGTATCTTGATATCCATGTCAGCGAAGTTGTTGGCGATTGGAAAGATAATCTAGAGGCGAGACCATGACCACAATCAACGACCTAGACCAAATCAACACAATGGCGATGATGACCATGTGCGAGCTTGGGTATGCGCGGTATGAGCGGTTTCTATCCACGTTACCGCTTGATGATGATGCCGGTGACAAGCTGCGAAAGTTCATCAATGACTGGGTTGAGAAGGAGCATGAGCTGGAATTGCGTATCCGAGTAGCCGCAAAGTATAAAACTATGCAATAATACAAACCAAGCGAATCCCCCTCCTCGCTTAGCCGCAACTTTAGCCCATCGTGAACCGTCCGATGGGCTTCTTTTTGCCTATTAAATGGCAGTTTTTACGCAAAACAGGCAGAATATGTGCAGTTTTATGCATGTGTTATCATTTTTACATCCGGCGACAATGCCAGCGCAGGACCTGAAATCCTGTTAGCTTCCGGATCGGATTGGGAGATGATACCCGGTCGCCGCAACACACGCCCCAAGCCTATGACCGCAAGGTTATGCTCAAATCGGGGCGTTTTTATGTGCGCGTGAAAAAGTGATATCACAAAGCCACAGAACTGAAACTGATATCATTATGTCCAACTAGGTACATTCCTTAAATCAGACCACATCCACAATGAAGAAGCCCATGAGCTATCCAACTGGCGACCCAAACGTACTAGCGCAACTGTGGGCATCTATTCCGGAGCCTATCAAGGCCGCAATCATGAACGTAGCACTCAGCACGGTAATGGCGTTTCGTAATAGTGAGCGAACGTTCTGGACGTCGTTCTGGGAGGTTAGTGCAGGTGGAATCATCACCTTCATGGCCGGCTCAGCGGTAGAAGCATTCGGCCTATCTAACGGCTGGTGTTTCGCAATCGGTGGCGCCGTAGCAGTCTTCGGCATTGACCAGGTTAAAGCCTTCGCTGCCAGATTCGCGGAAAAGAAAGCTAGCGAATAGGTTAGAATAGCCTTCTAAATGGAGGCTTTTTAATGGCTAATAGACCAATAGTTCACACAGGGGATAAGACCTCTACTGTCGGGCGCTCAAGAATGTTTGAGACGCCTGATGATCTTATGGCTGCCTGTGAAGAATACCTAGCCTGGAACAACGCTAGCCCTCTGATGGAGGAAAAGCCGTTCTGCTTCCAAGGCCAAATCATCATGGCCGAGATTCCTAAGCCTCGTGCGCCTTCCATCGTTGCGCTCTGCACCCATCTTGGCATTCATCGCCATACCTGGCAGAACTACCGCATCAGTGAAGAGTTCGACCTTGTTTGCGAAGAGGTTGAAGCACGTATGCGCACGTACAAGTTCGAACGCGCAGTTGCCGGCCTTATGAACTCGACACTCATTGCCCGCGATCTTGGCCTTGTTGACAAGCAGCAGGTAGATCTAACCAGTAGAGATGGATCGATGACGCCAAAAGAGCAAAGCGCAGCCGTGCTAGACGCTCTAAAGCGAAAATACGAGGAATAGTGTACAATTTCAATGCGGCTAGGGTAGCTCCCGAAAGGTCATCCCACAATGACTGCCGCATTCATTCCTTTGTGGGCATAGCTTGTGGAGCTATTATGAAACACTGTAACAAGTGCAGCCGCACTCTTGACCTATCCAATTTCTCTAAATGCCTGTCTAAAAAAGACGGGCATCAGTCGTCATGCAAGGAATGCAGGTCCGCACAGCAGAAGGCATCGCCTAAGCGCGACATGGCCGAGCTGTACGCATCAGAAGAATACAAAGCATCCAGAAAGCAGTACTACCTTAATCATGCAGACAGAATCAAGGCCAAGACCAAGCTGTGGGCACAACAGAATCCAGAAAAGAAGAAGGCTTCGTCGCGAAAGCATTACGCCGACAACCGAGACGCATATATCGGAAAGGCATCTGAATGGGCGACAGCTAATCAGGAAAAGCGCAGAGTCATAGCGCTAGATTACATGCGCAGGAATCAGGACGATCCAGAGTTCAAGGCTGCCGCATCCGCTCGAAAATTCCTAGCTCGCCTACTGTCTGCTACTGGCGTTCGCAAGCCTGGGCGGACTGCTAGCATTCTTGGCTACACCAAGGCCGATCTCGTTAACCATATGCAGCGCCAGTTTGAGCCGGGAATGACGTGGGACAATCATGGCGAATGGCATATTGACCATATCGTTCCGCTGTCTGTGTTGGTTAGCCTTGGAATTACAGATCCATCTAAAGTAAACGCGCTCGCCAACCTACAGCCAAAATGGGCATTTGATAACCTTTCAAAGCATGATGGTTTCGAGCTTGTAGCGCCAAGCGTCGGCATGGACAAGGTAATCAGGAAATGAATCCACAAGAGGTCGCGGCACTCCGCACTGACCTGCTCGCATTCTCAAAGCATATGTTCCAGGCCCGCAAGGGGTCGGAGTTCATCGAGAACTGGCACCATCGCACTCTATGCGAGGCTTTGGAGCGCGTAGTAATCGGCAAAAGCAAGCGCCTGATTATCAATATCCCGCCTCGTTACTCAAAGACTGAGCTAGCAGTGGTGAACTTCATTGCCTGGTGCATGGGTAACTTCCCTGACTCCGAGTTTATCCACGCCAGCTATTCACAGCGACTGGCAGCTAACAACACATGGAATGCTCGCGCGCTCATGGAGCATGAGGCATACGCTGAGATATTCGGCAAGCCAGCCCTGCGCAAAGACAGTAACGCGAAGGACGAATACCGAACCGAATCAGGTGGAGTCGTGTACGCCACTGGCGCAGGCGGCACGATCACTGGCTACGGTGCTGGCAAACTTCGTGAGGACTTCGGCGGGGCAATCATCATCGATGACCCGCACAAGGCCTCTGAGGCCACTAGCGACACGATGCGTCAGAACGTCATAGACTGGTTTGGCACAACGATGGAGAGCCGTCTCAACTCGCCATACACGCCGATCATCGTAATCATGCAGCGCCTTCACGAAGAAGACCTTGCGGGATGGCTCTTGGCTGGCGGCAATGGCGAGAAGTGGGATCACATCGACATCCCTGTGCTAGACGAAGAAGATAATCCGCTTTGGGAGTTCAAGCACGACCGCCAAAAGCTGGCAGACATGGAGAAGGCAAACCCGTACGTGTTCGCCGGTCAATACATGCAGCGCCCAGCTCCGAAAGGTGGCGGCGTGTTCAAGGACAGCTGGTGGCAGTACTACAACGTCGGCGAAGAGCCTGAGATGAGCTACAGGACCATCTACGCTGACACCGCGATGAAGACCAAAGAGCACAACGACTACAGCGTGTTCCAACTTTGGGGCGAGTCAGGCGGGAAGGTCTATCTTCTGGATATGCTGCGCGGCAAATGGGAGGCTCACGACCTTGTACGCATCGCCAGGGAGTTTTTCAATCGTCACAAGGCAGGTAGCGGCTACCTTAGATCGATGCGCGTAGAGGATAAGGCGAGCGGAACAGGCCTGATCCAGACGCTCAAGTCAGAAGGCGTGCCAATCCAGGGCATCCCTCGCGACAAGGACAAGTACACGCGGGCACTTGACGTGGTTCCTCAGATCGCTACCGGTAACGTGTTCCTGCCTAAGCAGGCGCCTTGGCTTAATGACCTGCTGTCCGAGGCTACTCAGTTCCCCAACGCAAAACACGACGATACGCTCGACCCCCTGATGGACGCGGTTGCAGAGATGCTGATCAGCGTGCCTAATGGTGGATTGTTCCTCCCCGCCAGACTCAGAAAATAACTGTTCTCCGGAAAACAGTTGCCATGAGCTGAATACGCTGCTACATTCGGCTCACAACTCAAACGGAGGCGGTAAAGATGGCTAAGCAAATGGTAACGCTGTACGTAATCAAGCACGCAAGCGGATTCATGGAAGGCGAGATCGAAATCAGCAGCTATGAACTCCACAACATGTCACATTACGACGCGGTACTGATCGGCACTCAAGAGGTCGAGGTCGAATATGTGGACGTTGATATTCGCGCCGCGCAGATCTCTAAGCTTGAAGAAGCGGTCCAGAAAGAGCGCGCAGAATCTCAGTCTCGCGTGAACCTGCTACTTGAGCGCATCAGCAAGCTGCAATGCATTTCATTCGACGCGGACGGGGTTAAGTTATGAGTAAGGTTGATTGGAGTTTGGCGCCTGAAGGTACGACTCACAAGGACGTAGGCTTGCATGGTCTTTGGTACAGGTTTGATTTTGAAAACAACTTGGTTTGCTATTGGAATCATCGAGCCTGGCAGATGTCCGGAACACCAAAAGAATATGATGATGGTTCGATGAACCATTTGGAATCTCGCCCAAAACAGAAACCATCATGGTCAGGCCCGCAAGATGGGTTGCCGCCAGTTGGGACTGTGTGCGAAATACATTACGAAAATCGTGATTGGGTCGAGTGCGAGATTGTTGCGCATAAGCACTTCAGTGATATGGGGCGACCACACGCAATTGCATGGATTAACGGAGATACGCTTGACCAGTCTCAAGGCCTTCGTTTCCGCGCAATCAAAACACCAGAACAACTAGCCGCCGAACAACGCGAAACCGCAATCCGCGAGATCATGGATATTGCCGATGTGGATTGCCGGGTTACTGCGGCTCGACTGGTTGATGCTGGGTTTAAGCGGGAGGTGGTTTGATGGGCGCTAATATTGCTTTGACTGGGCTAGTGTTGTTTATGTTCGGCTTGCTGATAGGTTGTATAGCTTGGTCTCCGCCAAGGCAATTAGGTGTTGCGCGTTTCTTTGGCGTGATTATGCTGATCGGATTATTCGCCATGCCCGTCGGCCTAATCATCCAGATCTGGCAGTAAAACAAAAGGCCCTCTAAACAATGGCCTTGACTTTTCAATAAACACCATTCCCCAAATGTCCACGATCCATAAACAGTGGACATTTGAGATTTGGTGTTTTTTCATTTGTCAAGTTTGCGCTTGGCTCGCTCGATGATTCCTGGGGAGAGTGGGTTTCCTTTGTCGTCGACTAACACTTCGACCTGACTACAGTAGCAAAAGATCATATTAGGCACAATCGAATACCAAGTTGCAACTTCTTGGATTGTATACAGGTTGCCGTGTCGAGCTATATGGCTAGCACGGCTCGTGCTCTTAAGCGCCGAGAGGTGGAGCAATTTAGACTTTACGCCTAGGTCAGTCTGCGCCTGTTGCGCCTCTTCACGCCTAGCTGTACGCATAGCGCCGACAACTTCAGTCTGCGCGATACGGCTTGCGTCAAACTTGCTAACTCCAATCCTTGTCTCGATGTTCTCCGCGATCTTGCGTGGATTGAGGCCGCTTGCCATGCCACGAGACAAGGTAGACGCGAGATCGCCAGTCATGTCATCAGCGATCTTTTTCATCTCGTTGAACGTGCGAGCCTGGAGCAGACTAAGGCGGCGACGATATGGCGCGCTAGTCAGCAGCGAGTCTAGGTGTGGACGGCTCACTGCATACGCCTCAGACTGAATCGTCAGGTTGGCCATCGTCAGCGCCGTACCTTGAACATATGCCGGGGTGATGTACGCGGACATGAACCAGTTCGTTTGTGGCGTGCCTTCGTCGATTAGCTGGCCGATCAGCATGGAAATCTCGTTATCCATGTTGGCTAGCGTGAAATCATCCAGCTCAAAGATGTACGTCTTCTGCTCGGCATTGACAGCGTTAAGCGTCACAACCTTGTAAGGGATGCGCTTCAGGATCGCCAGAACGCCTTTCTGTACGGCGTCAATGCGTCGATTGAAGTCTTTGATAGCCTTCTGGACTCGCTTCTGCTGGCCTGTAGGATCGGTATCACTAGAAGGAAGCACGGGAGAACCGGCCATAAATAATCCTTGCGTCATTCGTTGGGCTTGGGGTAGATTGTACGCCAAACAGGAGGGTGACATGCTTAAAGATAGGCTCAAGAAGCAGGTTAGGGACTGGTGCGACAAGACGTATCCGAAAAAGCTTGAGGTTGAGTTCAAGCCAGAACACCGACCATTGCTAAACCACAGATGCCACAATAACGCCGACCACATGGTCCGTTGCGGTGATGCTGTATCGATTGCAGAGGTGGTGATGATCGACGACGATTCATGCACTCTGCACTATATCAATATGGATGACCAAGGTGGTTACTTCGACGCAACACTTGGTTATCAGTACTCGGGCAGCGACTACCGATTGATCAGGCTTATTCACACATTCAAGGGATATCCGGGAAATCACCTTGAAGACGAGAAGGAGAGGATCTGTTTAGAGGCATTAGGCAAATGGAAGAACAAGCTAAATGATCCGCTGAACATGCTGTAAAAGAAAGGCCTCAATTAAGAGGCCTTTTTCTATTGCGCTGGAACTGCTGGAGGCTCAGGTGGCGGCTCAACATCAGGAAGCGGAGTAAGCGCCTCTGTATTCTCGTAACCTGCTGCCGTACGCATCTCTTCTGGACTAAAGATCATCTCGCCACTTGCAAGACTGGAAGCATTGACCTCGCTCATAGTCTTGACGTTCAACAGCTTCTCAGCATCAGTCGATTCAGTCAGCTCATCAAACATAACCTCGAAGTCTTCACGGCGCTCAATGACACCGTGATCCATCATCCATTCGACCACTAGGCGAGAGTTAGGACCGACTTCATTTAGGCGGCGACCTTGGCCGAACCGGTTGAATGCCTTGATGTCTTCGTTGCTTGCGAGCGTGCCGGTCTGACGGCCCACGATGATCGTGGAGCCGACTCCGATACCCGCGCCTACCTCTTGCAGGTTGACTTCGAAAGGGCCTACAGGATCTGGCACGGCGGAAGTAATAGCGCTGACAGTGCCGGCCTGGGTGATGATTGCCGAGTCGATGCCACGGTTAACACCATCAACCACGTCATCGTACAGGGTGCCGATCTCTGCCATCGTCTTGCCGTGAGCCCTCGCCAGGCTCTGCAAATCAGCATCCTTATCGAAGCCGATGTGAATTGCACGAGCAGCAGCCTTGATATAAGCCTCGCCTGAGCCGCCTGTAACTTTCTCCAGGCTGATCAAGGCATTCAGGATTGGCTCGTATACAGACTCCGGTTCAGTAATCGAGCCGAACACGATAACGCGGCTAGGGTGCATCTATACTTGACGCGGAGAATTACCGGATACTTCGCTGTGTTCATTGTAGGTGAACATCAGTGGAGCGCCGTAAGTTGGGCTCGCCTGATTGGTGTCCCAGACGGAAACGGCAAGAGAACCACGCCAAGCAGGAATGAACTTCACGATAGCAGCAGCGCTGACATTCTTCAGCTCCTCATTCCACTGTTTAGAGTCCTTAACCTGAATGATCAGGCCAGCATAACCGCCGACCATCTTGCGCTTGTCAGTTTCCTTGACAGCACTCCAGATAGCTTTCTTCTTGAACAGGCGCTTAACGTCCTTTTCCCACTGAGTTTCATCGCGGGATTCGTCGAACTCGTCTTCGCCCTCGATGATCCACGGGTTAGTCTGCCACGTCTTATTGAGGATCTGCATCAGTGCGCCATGACCTACGCCATGACGCTTGTAGACGCGATAGAACTCGTCAAATCCAGGGTTATCAGGGAAGCCGTATTCACAATATGCGCGGGGCCGCTTCGTATCCAGCGCGCCAGTACCAAATGCCGCCAACTGACGAGACGCAGCGATCTGCCGTTCAGCCAGGTTATTCAGCGCCATCATCAGCTCAGGTGGTGCATTGACAGTCATAAAATAGGGCCTCGTAAATTATCCTCATTATACAGCTTGCGGGAATGCTGGGTTTAGGCTAAGGTTTGCGTACTTTAAATGGAGGGTTGGACTGATGAAATTGGTTGAATTGTTGGCTATGGAATTGGATGAATGGCCTGACGATGCGGGAGATTGCGTTCAGGATGCCGACCGTGACGGGACTATCTGGTTTCTTCCATCGCGTAGAGGCGAGCTTGATTTTAATTCTGGTTCTTGGTTATGCAAGGGCTCGAATTTTGACATCATGATTAGCAGGCCGAGCGAGCTTTCATCAGATTACGACACCGCAATCGTAACCCGCAAAATGTGGAAAGCCGAGCGCGACCGTCAGAAGGGTGGCGAGCGGAAGCGGCATCGCGGTGGATATCAAAAATTGGATGATGAAGTATTGGTTGAGGTAAAGCTGCGAAATGGAGATATATTTCAGGCAATGTCTGAGGATTTGGTATGGGCTCACCATAATTGCCCTGCTTGCGACAACATCATGCAATATAGAATCATCAGCCAGCCACAAGCGGAGGAAGTAGAGATGGTTAGCGCAAAGACAATCGAGGCAATGGATGCAACTGATCGCGGCGAAGGCCGTACATTCAATAGCGCACAAGATCTTTATGCTGCTCTAGATATTACTTCTAAAGCAAAGACCGACCAAATCGACGGCCCGATCAAGTGGCGCGACACAATCATCCACTGCCAAGCCATCATCGAAGACTGCGAGCGCGAGATTAAGCGGCATGTTGATTTGCTGGATGCTGAAGGCTTGATGATGCAGACTGATAGCAAGAAGGCTATGCAGCATTATGTTTCTGATGTCGACATGAGCGATTGGCGGAATTGGAAGGCTGGGGATGTATTGAAAATGTTAGATGATGACTGGTGCGACACCAGCCAAGGAAGCGAGTACGAGATTTGTTCTGTGCATGAAAACGGATTTAACTTTATCGATGACATATCTGACTTGCGCAAGGTCAGGATTGACGGAGAGACAGTCACGGCAGACGGCCATATTGATGGATTCAAGTTCATTCGCCGACCATAACCACTAGACATCCACCAAAGCCCTCCTAACCCGAGGGTTTTCTTTTGTCCAGAATTTGGCATGTTAAACTATCGGCTATCTATTGGAGGGCTAGCCCTGTGAAAAAAACGCGTGTGAATATCCTGTCGGCGGTTAACGCTGACTCGATCAAGATTGAGCGCACGGAGGTAGCTGGCGAGAAGTACGCGGTTATCAAGAATGTGCTGTGGATGAAGGACAACATTGTCTTAAACGATGGACTGTACTCTTCTTCCGAGAACGCTAAGGGCTATTCCTCGATGGATGGCCGCGTGATGCCTTTCGGGCATCCAGAAGTAAACGGCCAGTATGTCGCTATCAGCTCGCTAGACAACGCTGATGTCGCGGTGGCACTAGGCAAGCACTACGGTGGTGTTCATGCTCAGAACGTGCGACAGGCTGGCGAAGAGTACTTCGCAGACGTGATGATCAACGAGCGAGTCGCTAAGTCTCATCCGGACGGCGAAATGCTGCTGAATTGGGTTGGTAAGGCTGAAAACTATCAAATTAATGGCGCAGCTAAGCCAGATCCGGTGCATATGTCTACCGGGCTGATGACTGCTCGCGTGAATGCTAAAGGCGAGTCGCGTGGCAAATCGTATAGCTGGATCGCCACTCAGCAATCCTACGACCACCTGGCAATCCTGTTCCACGAGCAAGGCGCTGGCGGTGATGAGGTTGCAATCGCGGTCAACTGCGAGTCAGTCATTAACTCCGTGCTGCCAACTGTCAACGAAGACGCCCTAGATGACTCATACGGCGAGAAACTTGCCATCTTGAGCGAGGCAGTCAAAGAGCGATTTGCTACCTCGGATTCGTACGCATACGTGCAGGACTTCGATGATCGTGCGCTGATCTACGTAACGCCGGAAGGCACTTACAGCATCGACTATCACTATGAGGGCGACAATCCAATCCTTACAGGCGAATCGAAACCTGTAGTAGTTGAGACTAGCTACAAGGTGAAAACCAACTCGCTCATGGCGCACCTTAAAGCCATGGTAGAATATTTCAGTACTAAAACCAAACAGCCAGTAGTGGCTAATGTAATTGAGGAAGTCGATATGACCCCGGAAGACCTTCAAGCGGCGCTTGATGCTCAGGCTGAGAAGATTAGCGGTGCGTTTAACGCAAAGCTTGACGCTCAATCGGAGATCATCGCTTCGCTGAAATCTGAAATGCAGGCCAATGCTGAAGCCGGCCTGAAAGACAAGCGCGCCGCAGTAGCAAAAGTTCACGGCGAAGTTGTTGCGAACGCTCTGCAAGGTGAGGCTCTGGACGCAATGTTCGCTAGCGTGCAAACCGCTGCCGGCATCGTTTCGGGCGCTCCAGTTACCAACGCCAAAGACGAGTTCGAAGGCTATAGCTTGAACCAAGCTGATCAGGAGGCCAAATAATGGCTAACGTTATCTGGCGTGGTCCTGTGCATCTCGCACAGCCTGATTCGCGCACCGCAAAGACTGGCGCAAGTATTCTGCCGGGTCTCGCTGTAACTTTGACCGCTGGCGTGTGGCAGTTGGCTGCAACCTCCAAGGTTGACTTCTTCATCATGCACAACCGCGCCTATATCGGCGAAACCGTGGATACCGCTGTTCCGTCCGGCGAGACTGGCGAGGCATTCAAGCCTGTAACTCAGTACGAGTTCAACGTTCGCTTTGCCGCTGCTACCTACGCGCCTGGCGCAGTCCTGAGTGTCGCGGCCGGCCAGTTCAAAGCAGCCGCAACCGGTGAAGTAGCCGTCGCTGTATTCGACGAAGCAGCCTCCCGAGCAATCTCCGCGAACGGCCTCGGTGACGTCCGTATCCTGCCTAACTCCTACGTGGTGTAAGAACAATGACCATTTTGACCTTTAACAAAGAGCAGGAAGCAGCCGTAATCGGCAAGCGCCGCGCTCACAACGCCCGTCAAGAGCGCCTCGCACGAGATAGCGAAGGCGAGCTGATCGGTAACGCCTATACCATCCCTCGTGATGCTTGGGCTACCTACGACAATGACCTGATCACCTTGCAGCGTGCGGCGCTGGGTGTGTTCACTGACTTGGCCAGCCTGCAAAAGAACGTGCCGATTGGCAAGGTTCTGCAATACTTCTCCAAGGTCGGCGACCAAGGCGAAGTGAACAGCTCGATTGATGGCCGTAGCCGTGCGAAAGCAGACGCTCCAGTCATTGATTACGAAGGCACCCCACTGCCGATCTACGACACCACCTTCACCTTCGGCTGGCGCGATGTTGAAGCCGCTCGTCAAGACGGTGGCTGGCAGTACCTGGATGCCGCTACTCGCGACAACGGCAACCGCCGTATCGTTGAGAAGTTGGAAGACCTGGTGATCAACGGTGATACCAAGTTCAACGTTGCCGGCAACCAGATCTACGGTCTGCGTACTGCTCCAGGTCGCGCTACCGGTAACTTCGGTAACGTCGATCTGGTAACCGCTACTGGCGCTCAGTGGGTTGAAGCGATCAAGCGTGTTCTTCTCGGCCTGCAAGCCAAGAACTTCTACGGCGGCGCCACGATCTACTTGAACTACGGTGACTGGTTCGCTGCATCGGTTAACGACTACGTTACCGCTGCCCCGCAGAACACCATCCTGGCTCGCCTGATGGCAATCCCTGGTGTTGTCTCCATCGTTCCATCCACTGCCGTTCCAGTGAACGAAATCCTCGCTGTTGTGAAAGAACGCCGAGTGCTGGAAATCCTGACTGCGATGCCTGTTACCACCATGCCGATTGAACGTAAAAACTTCACCGACGAGTACAGCTTCCAGATCATGACCGCCGTAGCGCCGCAGTTCAAGCGCGACATGGCTGGCAACGCTGGTTACGCGCAGTTCGTTAAAGGCGCATAACCGCCTGAGTTAGAATAGGGGCCTTGATTGGCCCCTTTTTTATTGGAGTGAAAATGAAAGAGTTTGAGATTACGCAGCACGGCGTATTCGCTGATGGCGTAGAGCTTGAAATTGGCGCACGGGTTAAGCATGAGTCGCTACCTGCAACGCTCGTGAACAAGGCCGTAGAGGTTAAGTCTGAGAAGGTGCTGGAGGTCGCAACGCCTCGTCGTGGCAGGCCGCCGAAAGAGCAATCAGAAGAATGAAAAAAAGGCGCCTTAATTGGCGCCTTGTTTTTAGATCAGGATAAGCAGCAGGAGCCATAGCATGGTCGTGTCCTCTTGGTTGGTTAAAGGAAGCTGAGTACGCGCTCATATTCAGCGTTAAGTTCTTCAGCTGCGTGCTGCGCAGATCGCTCATCGTCGAAACTAACTACAATCTTTCCATATCCAATCACGTCAAATCGACCGGATTGCGGCTTTACAGTGAATGTCATTCTGTGCATTCCTTAGATTAGCCCCTCGTGAAAGGGGCCTTTCGTTTATTTGCGTTTGATCATCAGAACCGCTAAAAGCAAAGCGACAATGACCAAATCAGCGCACATCGATAACAGCCTACTTGCAGAATCAACCAGAACAACTCCGCTAGCCAAGCCGAAAGCCGCAAGATTCCTGATGCTTGTCACAGGTAGTCTTTCAGGTTGAGGTTCATGATCTTGGCGGCCTTTTCCAGCACAACCATCTCTTCAGGCTCGATGTCACCATCAGACTCGGCAACGGTCAGCATGAAGTTCAGTACTGTAGCTGCATCGTCAACGCTGTGAGCCAAGTCTTTCAGCTCTTTCTCTGCGTTCTGGCGGATGATTCGAGGGCCGCCATCATTGAAATCTGCCTTGGCGCGGTCGATGGTGTTGCTCAGCTCTGCGCCGAAACCTTTCAGGGCTGCGGAGTTGTTGATAAGTTTTTCGATCTTTTCGATCTCTTCTTTTTCGATTTCGCCGTCAGCAGATGCTACGTAGAAGACGCCGTAGACAGAGGCTTGCATCAGATCGCGATTGGTCATAACTGCGATTGCTTGACGGGCTTCACCGGACTTCTTACCGAACAATTTACCGAACATTTGATTTCCCCTTGGTTGCAGTCCGTTGTGGCTGCTTGAGACGAACTATAGATACTCGACGAAAAGGCGTCAAGCAAAAATGTTAGAATGATCGAAACTATTTTCCAGGTGGCGAAAATGCCGACGCTAGAGCAGCTTCAAGAATATCTCGCCAGCATCGGCGTGCCAATTCCACCAACATTCATCTTGCAGGCGTGGCTTGATATGGTTGCGATCATTCAGCCGTGCCTTGATGGTGCCGGATACCCAGCATCGACTCAGCTTCTGATCTATCTGTACGCTCTCGGGATGTTCGGCTTCGTCAATGGTGACAAGTACATCTCCAGCCAGACTGCGCCTAGCGGTGCATCTCAGTCGTTCCGTTACAAGTCGTTTACTGATGGCTACCGTTCGCTGCGTTCGCTACTAAATGCACTCGACACTAGCGGCTGCACCACATCCGTTATCCCTCCAGAACCTGGCGCATCAGCCGGCCTGTGGGTTTCTACTGGCGGGAAGTGCTGCTAATGGCTAGGACGCTGCGTGCGAAACGTAGAAGTAGCGATACCGTGCGTGACGGCGTATTCCAGTATTCTGCTGGCGGATGCCGTCATCATGGCAGTTGCGGTTATTGCGTGCAGAATCGTACGTTCTCCCGCGCTGAATCTGATTGGGATAAAGACGTGAAGCTATACGGCTGGCCTGATGCTGATCCCTGCTACATGATGGAGGAATCGTAATGGCCTTCATGTCCGCGTGGTACATGATCGACATCGCAACGATCTATCCTCGCTTAGCCAGTGACGATTGGGGCGGCGCTGTCACATACGGAACCCCCTATCTAATCCTTTGCGGCCACGAAGGCGTATCGAGGCAATCACGCGACACTGAAGGAGCAGAGTTCGTTACCCGAGACATCTATTACACAGGTGACACTCGGCCAGCTTACCTAGACCGCATCGCATACGGCGACACTACCGCGCAAACGTGGGATGCAGTATCAGCTGCAGAGATTCGCAAGATCGCTCGTCACGGTATGTCCGCGTTTAACTACGAAGATGAGTACGAACTGGAGACTGTCTGATGCCTGTTAAAGGGTTGAAGGAGGTTAGGCAGCAATTGCGCAAAGTGTTCGGGGATATCTCAGGCCCTAAAGCAGAGAAGACTCTGACGGAAGTGCTTATTGAGGCGTCAGCCTTTGCAGCAACAATGACACCAATCGACACCAGCAACCTTATAAACAGTCAATACCGAAAGATCACTGCTTATGGCGCTAGGGTTGTTGGCGCTATTGGCTACACCGCTGCATATGCTGCCGCTGTACATGATGCAAAAGGCACTCTTCTTGGTACCAATACGCCACGATCAAAGTCTGATCCATCTCGTGGCAATGTATGGGATAAGGACGGCGAGCCAGAATTTCTACGCAAGGCATTCGAAGAGCCGGATGCTCGAGCGGCAATCGATGCAATCATTCAACGCGGGATGAAAGTCTAATGAGCCACACACCAATCAATCTGTTCCGCGACTGGCTAGAGGCTTACGTTTCGACGGCTGGCTATACGATTAGTCGCGGGATGTGGGAAGAGACTAATAACTCGGCCAAGAAGTTTGTAGCTGTATGGTCTGACTCTGGACGCTCGCCAAATGGTGAAATCCAGTATCCGCATATTCGCGTGATTGTAACTGGTCGGGCGAATGGTCGGGCTCTTGGTGATACCGAGGCCGCCGAACTATTTATTGAGTCGCTATTCGATGCAGCCATTGCCAACTTCTCGACTAGCTGCATGATGCAAATTCGAGCGCTTGGAAGTATCCAAGGCCCGTACTACACGGAAACTAACAGGCCGTGGCTAGAAATTAACTTTGAGTTGACGTGTTAAACTATATGCATCTGCCTAAGTCGGGCGATACAAACTTTGATGGAGGTGCCTTGTGGCGCTGAATTGTGCAAGCGACAAATTCGTCGGCAAGAGCGTACTCGCTGAGTTCGCGCTTGCTTGCGGCGATGTAGATCCAATGACATTGACGTGGCTGCCTCTTGGCGCAGCACGTAACAAGTCCCTTACCATGTCCGCTGATACCGTTGACGCTACTGCCGATGACTCGGCGGGCGGCTTCCGTGACACCTTGATCACATACAAGACTTTCGAAGTCTCGATTGACGGCGTTACCAAGCGTGACGACGGAACTACTTCCAATCAACAGCTCTTGTTCAATCACTTTGTGACTGATCCGCAACCGTATGTATGGATTCGCCTGACTGGTCCAATCAACACCGTTATCGGCTTCTGCATCCTTACCGAGTTCAGCCAGGAATTCCCGTATGACGACATCGCTACCTACTCCATCACCGCGAGCGCAACCTCGCGCCCAGGTGGTCTGGCTAGCGTAATCGTTGAAGATACTCCGATTGCCGTCGTGTCCGTTACCACTACCCCGGCAACTGCCAGCGTAGCTATCGGCAACGTTACCAACATCGACGCGGCTATCTTGCCTGCTGCTGCTAATCAAGCCGTCGTTTGGACCACGAGCGCAGCACTTGTGGCAACTGTGAACAGTTCAGGTCGTGTATCAGGATTGAGCGCGGGCACGGCAACGATTACAGCTACTTCCGTGGTCGATCCGACCAAATCCGACACTACTGTTGTGACAGTGGCGTAAATTCTGTAGATGCACAAAGGCCCCTTAAATCGGGGCCTTTTTTATTGCTTCAGATTTCCTTCTTAGCCAGCAATATGTACTTGCTTGGCTCGATGCAGGCAAAGCGAGGATCTGCCGAAATAGACCGGTTGTACTCGTTATACGCCTCAGCCTTCTGGAAGCAGTCAGCATCACTGACTACCGACTCCCTGCTAGTCAAGTCAATGTAATCGCAGCCAACGTCAGAACACAAGCCAACCACCAGCATCAGAGTAAGCATTTCACATCCTTAAATTCGTTTGAGTTCTCCGAGTATATCCATGATTCGGAGCGCGTCAATACCTGCATGCTAAAATAGCGGATATATTTATGGACGCAAATCATGCGCGCAATCGTCAGCATTGGAGAGGTTGGGGTTAGCTTTGGCGACCTTGATTACATTTTTCGGCCATCCCTCAAAGCAATGGATTCTCTAGGCTCGCCATCGGAGATAGTGGAGAAATTCAGCCTTCTGTTCTCCGCGCCAAAATTCAATCCTATTTGGCCTGTGCCTGCGTATAGGGCGTGGGAGCGAGAAGTCATGGCTACGGCGTATGACGTGCTTATGGCTTGTTGCGAAGCTGACGTGACGCCTCTGATTGGGCATATGGGCAGCAAGTGGGGCTCGTTCGTTCCTGGGGCCATGCCAGCGCAAGACATGGTGCATATTGCTCGCTCTCTAATGCGTCACGGGATCATCGGCCTTAAGCCGGAAGGCAGGCTAATCGAGAAGCCGAAGCAGGAATACGTTCCAGAGTTCAAGCCTCGTGAGTTCGTTGCTCAAGCTGTCGCGCATCTAGGCCTGTCAAGCGCTGAAGCTTGGCAGATGACCATGACAGAGTTCTCTGGTGCCATGCAATCAAAATTCGGTAAGCCAGATACTCTACCGCCGCCAGAAGAGCACGACGAAGCAATGTCGCGCCTTGCAGAAATTAACAGATTGCGTCAGTATCAGGTGAAGAAATGACTATCAGTGCCGGATCCATCCAATACCAGGTGGAAATCGAGACAGCTCAAGTTTTGACTGGCTCGCAGAATGTCAACAAGAGTCTGGACGGCCTGCAAACTGGCTTCAATAAAACCGACAAGGCAGCAGCTAACTCATCCAAGAGCATGAACGCTCTCGGCAAGAGCATGTCTACTGCCGGCAGCGAGTCGTCTAAATTTGGTACGGCGATTACTCCGCTGGCTGGCGCAATCGCCGGCATCGTGTCCGTGCAGGCTATTGCTAACTTGCAAAAGCTAAGCGAGCAATTCACGCTGCTCGAGTCCCGCGTTAAGCGTCTATCCGCAACTGCTGGCGACGCCAAGACAAACTATGCGGCACTTGTCCAGATCTCATCTGCTGGCGGCTCTGATTTAACGACAACTATTAAGCTATGGGAAAGCCTGACGGCATCCCTGACTAGCCTTGGCGTTACTCGTGATCAAGTCCTTAGCCTGACAGACACCCTGCAAAAGATCGGCAAGATTGGCGGTTCAAGCGCAGAAGAGATCAGCGCTGCATTGCGGCAATTCAGTCAGTCTGTGGCAGGCGGCACTCTTCGAGCTGAAGAATTCAACTCAATCATTGAACAGATGCCAGAGCTTGGTCGAAAGATCGCTGATGGTCTCGGCATTCCGTTCAACGAACTTCGTCAGCAGATGCTTGACGGCAAGCTTACTATTGACCGCGTGCTGACTGCCATTCAAGAGCAGACTGGAAAGGTTAACGCTGAATTCAAGAACGTTCCTCGCTCTGTTGGTGACGCTAGCAACGCAATCGTCAACTCGATGGGCGTGGCGATATCCAAGATCGACCAAGCTGCGGGGGCTTCTCGGCTGCTAGCTGCTGCATTGGACGCTGTGGCGAGAGGCATTCGACTTTCTTCTGGGCAGCTTGATGATCAGCAGCAGATAAATAAGCTTGTACTTGAGCGAGCTACTGCCGAGCAGCAATATGCAACACAAATCAGATTCGGGTTAACTAAAACAGCGGAAGCAACCAAGGCTAGAATTGATGGCTACAACGCTGAGATCCAAGCGATTCAAGATAGAAAGGTCGCGCAACAAAAGGCAGAGAACGACAAGCTAAAGATCACGGCGCCTGCAAACGCACCAAAGACTGATTCGCAAAAGGCTCTTGAAGACCTAGCTAAAGAAGCTGAGCTAGCCAAGATTGTCGGAGTTGAACGCGCAAAACTACAAGCCATCCAGAAGCTAGGCGATAAGGCCACGGATGTAGAGAAAGCAAAGGCTGCGGAACTTGCTGTATCCATCTACAATCTTGAGACGGCTAGAAAGACAGAAGGAGCGACCAACAAGAAAGCCAAAACCGAAGCAGAACAGCTAGCAAATCGTGCGGCGGCTGCGGAGAAGAAAGGCATTGACGATAATATTAAGGCATTCCAAGAGTTAGGCGTACAGCTTGCCTCTGTTGGGCAGAATGCTCGCGATGTTGCCATGCAGCAAGCCGAGCTGAGCCTGAACAAGTATGCCACGCCTGAACAGATTAAGACTGTTCGCGATATGGCCGGCGCTCTGTATGATCTTAATCAGGCCAAGTCAAACAAGGCACTGTTAGGGCAGATTGATCCGGCTGCTGGCGCGCAACAAGGCCTAGAAAAGCAACTCAAAGATCTAGACACTCTCAAGCAAGCCAAGATGCTTAGCGATACTGACTACCTTACATTTAAGGAGCAGGCCGAGACTGATTACAATCAGCGCATGATGGAGATAGAGGCCGCTAGGTTCGCTGCCCAATCTGCCGGGAATCAAGCATTAATGGATGGCCTTGATGCGCTAGGCCAATCAGGCACGCAAGCGCTAGGAGGCCTCCTATCTGGCACCATGAGCCTTCAAGATGCGCTTGGTAATATCGCCAACACCGTACTGAATGCCGTTATTGGCTCGTTCGTTCAGGCTGGCATTGAGTGGGTTAAGCAGCAGATCGTTATGGCTACTGTGGGCCAGGCAACCGCTGCTGCGTCTGCTGCTGCATCTGTTGGTGAAGCTGCAATCGTTGCTTCTGCATGGGCTCCTGCTGCTGCTATGGCATCCTTGGCATCGTTCGGCGCTAACGCAGTGCCGGCTGCCGCTGCTATCACTTCTACTAACATGCTGGCGTCTGGACTAGCCATTGCTGGTGGCCGCGCTCTCGGTGGTCCGGTTCAGGCAAATGGCATGTACCGAGTAAACGAAACCGGCGCACCTGAGATCTTCAATGCTGCCAACGGTCGTCAGTACATGATGCCGAACAGTCGCGGTGACGTGGTAAGCAACAAGGATGCAACATCTGGCGGATCGCAAGCAGCGGCCCCAATCGTTAACGTCAACAACTACTCAGGTCAAGCAGCTACAACAACTAGCAAGTTCAGCGATGCGGATAAAGCGTGGGTCATCGATGTGGTTGTTGGCGACGGAATGGGTGATGGCAAAACAGGTAGAATGATTAACTCGCTTACAGGCACGCGGAGACAAGGAACTTGAGTACTCTAATTGAGCGCGTATATGCATCGGCAGGCTCGGAGGTCATCATTGACACCATTGAGCTTGCCTGTCCTGCATGGGATTCTTCGCTGTACATCGTCAAGGGTTACGAGGATATGACGCTCGGGCTTGATGGCGTCACGTACAAGGAGTTCATGGCGGCTCCAATTTCCATAGCACTACCAAAGAAGAGCAATCAAGGAAATCAGACGCTCAACTTTGCGTTTGATAACGTCACTGGTCAGGCTCAGAGGTTGATTGATAATGCAATGGAAGCTGAGGCGAGAATTACTCTGACGTTTCGCCGGTATCTTAATACTGATCTGACTACGCCGTCTGAGAAGCCGTTCTATGCGACAGTACTTGGCGGTAATGTGACAGGAACCACCGTGCAGATTGAGGCGGGGTTCATCGACTGCCTAAATTATGCGTGGCCTCGGGCGCTTTATACATCTGAGTTCGCTCCTGGATTAAAATTTCTGTAGTAAAATAAGTATGCAGCTAGACCGGCCAGTCGAAGAGGGTTACGCCTACCCCTGCTGCAATACCCAAGGCGAATACATAAGGCGATGCTATGAAAATTTCTCAAGAATATCTGAAGTCCCGGCTTAGCTATGATCCGCTTACCGGGATTTTTGTTTGGCTTTATCAGCAGGATTTCCCTCCTCAGTGGAATACTAATTACGCAGGAAAAATTGCAGGCGGAATCAAAACTCATCCAAAAGGCCACAGATATATACAAATAAGCATTTTGAAGAAAGCCCATATCGCCCATAGACTTGCATGGCTGTACATGATGGGTGGTGATCTCCCAGAGGCTGTCGATCACAAGAACCGTGACGCCACTGATA